GAGCGCTGCTCCATTATGACCAGCCAGTAAGTCCTCGCTCAGCTTCTTCTCTGATTTACCGAAAACGTCACCGTTCTCTAAATCACTACCAAATTCGTCTATGAAGTCGACGCACTCCCTAACGATCAGCTCAGCGAACTTCTCAACTTCTTCTTGTTCGGCATGACCATTAATGAAGTAGCGTCTAGGTGTTTCATGATCTACATAGTTCAACAACCCAGCATCAAGTGCGAGTTTTATAAAGATATTGTTCATCACGCAACCTCCCACTTGTAGTCGTCCTGTGTCATCACCGTCTCCATGCCGTCGTACTCCTCTATGCGGTACAGCGTACCAGAAGGGACTTCTTCGATCAACAGAGTAGTGAAGTCGGCTGCCTCCTTGCCCATCTCCTCGACTACCTGTACTAGGAAGGGGTCCGTGCGCTTCAGATCATGCTCAGACCAGAAGTCACCCTCGGGAGTCTCCCAGTGAAGCGACTGTTCTAATCCGGAGAAAGACCTCTGAACCAACCCAAGGCCAGCCAAGTCGCTGTACCGCTGCACTGCCTTATCGGACAGGCCGAACCATCCGTAGCTGGCGTTGTATACTATCTTAGTCATTAGTTATCCCTCACGAGTCTGTACATGAAAAACAATAGAGCGCTAGCCCCCAGCACCGCACAGAGTGACTGAATGGCGACGAGTAGGTTGGGTCCGATCTCTAGCATGTTTATCTCCATAGCTTATATTCTGATAGTATTATAGGGTGGGTATTAAGTACACCCACCCTGCTGCATAGCTGCTATACCGTTTCAGTATAGCTTAGAAGTCCCCTGGGGCCACCTGCAACACACGAATACCCTGTGCACGAATAGCATCCACCACCTGCTGGCGATCATCGAACCAGAGCCATGGCTTCACGTATTTTGCCTTGATAGCGTTCAGCAGCTCTACCTTGACGATGGCGTCAGAGCGATAGTCTTTCTCTGGCCTCATAAAGATGTCTTTGGCATAGCGAGCCAGATACTGCTCCTCTAACCATCTCTGAGTCACTTCCCGGTACACTTCCTCACGACCTGTACAGAGAATGATATGATTATTCATTGCTAGAGTTATAAGCAACACAGCAACGTCCTCGATCAGACCATCCTTTGACATGGTGGCGTTGTAGCTCTTCCAGTCCTTCTTGCCACCCATGAGGTGGTGCTGGCGGTGGCTGTTGTCGGCGATAGTGCCGTCGATGTCAAACACCACGACACTCACTTGACACCTACAAACAAATTCTTGCCCTGCATGCAGATCGTGTGGTCGATATAGACCCCACCCAGAGTCTCACAGGCAAACTTCAGGCTCTTCTCCTGCTCGTTGGCGTCGTAGATGATGAACCCCAGCAACAAGAAGGGGCCGACCATCACCAACGGCATTAGTATGTAGTCAACTATGGTCTTCTTCACTCTCGATCTCCTTAATCATCTCGGCGATGTCATCCATCAGGGCGTTCAACACCAGCATGGTCTTGGGAGGAGCTTCCACTGTCTCCGCAGCCGTGTATAGGTCAAGTGCCAGAGACCACATCTCACGAAGGGTCTCCAGCCGTTGTACTAGCAGCTGCCTCACGCTGCAGCCTTGTATAGGTAAGCGTATGGGCCTTCACCACGAAACTTTCCAACATAGATTAGGTGGCAAAGGTCGTGCTTCTCACGAAAGAGCTCCCCAAGTTCAAGATCCCCATCGTCTTCAGCGAGCTCCGCATTATGCAGAAGGTTGTCCATTGCGTCCCTAAGCTGTTGTATCGTAAAGTCTTCCATCACGCGGCCTCTGCGAACTCAATCGCAGTCTCCAAGGCCTTTGTCTTGAGGCCCTTGTTGTAGCCGTACCAGGCAGAGGACAAGCGGCTGTCGGCGTTGCGGCCCATGAGATGGTCCGTCATGTACGTGACGGCGTTGAATGCCTGCCACCATGAACCCTCTGCGTAGTTAGCGCCTGGCTGGTCGTGCAAGACGTGCATGGCCAACTCAGCGTTGCGGGACTTCTCTTTCTTAGAGTCAGAGGAGGTCACTGGGAACACCCGTGTGAAGTACTCCACGATCGACTCGTCATTGAACCGCTTGGCACCCAGGTACGCTGCCATCTCCTTGTAGGTGGCAAGCTTGTCAGAGGCGATGCCCAGCATCTGCTTGACGTTGTCACCATCGAACTTGTTGCGGTGAGAGATCTTGCAGAAGTTGTTGGTGCCCTCACCCAAGGCCACTGCAAGGGTGTTGTTGCACACCACGCGGGTAGGGGTGAAGCGTACGTCCGTGGAGTAGCCATACTTGTGGAAGTTGCTGAAGAGCAGGTGGCCCTCGACCTTGTCGCCACCAAAGAGCTCAAAGGAGTCCTTGATCTTGGCCATGCCCCACACGATCTTGCCATCCTGCAAGGAACCTGCAGTGTGCATCTCCATGTCGCCAGCAGCCACGAAGTCGTTGAAGAACTCAAACGCTTCCTGGTTCTGCACTGGGTTCCAGTCGTCAGAGACCACGTCGATGAGGGCGTCGTCAAAGGACCGGACAAGGGCAGACTTGCCCACAGCGATCTTCTCGCCTGCAACCTCAGCGAAGGCAGGAACCTTGCGAACAGTCCAGTCAAGGCCTGCAGCTTCCAGCATCTGTGCTGGTGTCAAGTCTGCAGGGACTGATGTGCCAAGGCCGTGCCATGGGGTCTCGCCAACGTATGCCATCTGGGCCTTGCCGTTGACCATCTCGATATTATGTGCCATTGTAGTGTCTCCTAATGTGTGTGATTAGATAAAAACGTTTTGGTGTGGATATCCGATTTCGTCGAGAGCGGCGAGAGCGGATTGTTTGGATGGGAATTCAAGAGTTACAGTTTGGGTAGGTAAGTCGATATTGAGGTTGTCGGATGATACGAGTTTGGCGGAGTAGGCGTTGATGAAGTCAAGGAAGTCGAAGAGGGTGGTGTCGGTGGGGAGGGTGATTTTGATGAGAGTCATTTTGTATCTCCATTGCTTATAGTACCAATGTATCTCATCAAACCAATTATGTACACCACATTCTCGTCATAGCAGCCATACCGCTGTGGTATAGATCGGCCGGCCACAGCTCCGCCAATGGAGCAAGCAGTCGGCCCACCTGTCTCAGGCAAAGGTCTCCTCAAGGGAGTAGCTATCCTGCTCTATGAGGTGGTCGAAGCGGTGTGCCAGCTCATTGGCAAGACCGGTGATCTTGTCAAGGAAGGCGTCTGCCAATCCATAAGCCCCACCGTCCATGGCGGCAGAGTAGTTGGCTTCCATGTGGTCCAGAGCAGACCGAAGCTGCTCGATGCTCAGATAGTCGTACTTCATCATCATCTCCAAAATGTTTGTCAGAGGTTATTCAACGATCTCAAAAGCTTCACGGATGATGTCCGCCATATCATTTTCGCCTATGCCGTCTTGCTGAATAAGCCATGATATATTGCTGACCATGACATCGTAGCCGACGACCTCGGCTAGCTCGTCAAAGAGCTTAGACTCGGCTTCGTTTAATTCTAAAGAGATTTTAATCTCAACAACTTGGTTTTTCATATCCTACATCCTTCATAAGAGTGTTTGCCCGGCGCACCTATAGATAGGGCTCTCTGGTGACACCGGGCGCGCGGTCTTACCGCTTTCCTACATAAGTCATCACGTAAGTCTCAGAGCCGTCTGGGTGCTTGTGGCACTTGGTGACAGCCCATCCACGCTTGTGGTAGTCCCGCACCTTGCGGGTGACGTAGGCCTTCTGGCCAGTAAACACGGTAGTCATATCTCAATCTCCATAATCATTATATTCTTACAGTAAGACATAATGCGGATTATGTAAACACTATTCTTGTCATAGCAGCTATTCACCCACGGTATAGCTTGTTGGTGTTGAAGACCGTGATCTTGTAGAAGCAGCCACGATCGTCTGCTTCCTGGGCTATGTTCTTGGTGGCACGGTTGCGAGCCAACATAGCCTCGTCCTCATTGTCAAAGACCCCAATGACGTGCACTGAACAGTAGGTGGGATCCACCACGGATATGACGTATGACTGCATCATGCTGCTTCCCTTCCGACTGGATGACCTGCGAATGCCTCGAGTATGCCGTAGTACCATGCCTCATCGGAGTCCCTTAAGACTGCCAGTGGAGCCTTGCCTGAGGCCAGCTCAGAGAGGTAGCTACCGATCGTGTGGTTGCTCGCCAGCTGCTTGAGGAACTTGGCCTTGGTGAACGGCCCGCGGTGCTTAAACCGAGCGATGAAGCGAAGATCACCTGCCACCTCGTAGTACACGCGGTCACCGACAGTGACGAAGAGCTTCTTGTCAAAGTAGTTCATTGTGCTTCTCCCATGAAGAAGAACTCATACACTGCACAGACGGCAATGCCGCCAAGTGCTATCTCTAAGAAGGGGGCGTAGGCAAGGATCACTGTAAGCATGTCAATCTCCATTCAGCTTATATTCTTACTGTACGATAAGAATAAGATAATGTACACAAAAAAGTGCGGGTCACACAAACTTTTTTATGCGACCTTCAACATGCTGAGTGGTACGTTAAAGGTCATGGTGTTCGCAAAGATGGCATAGCCTGGGAGCTCGCACTCCACCACTGCCTTCTTGACCTTCACGGAGATCACGACACCCTTATAGATTTCACCCTTGCTGGTGAATGACACCTTATCACCCTTCTTGATGCTATACTTGACTTGCTTGGCGAGCTGCTCACGGCGCTCCTTGACAGCCGCCACGACCGCGTTGAGGTCGTCGATACCGGCTTCAGTGAGGATGTAGGTGAGGGCGAGGATACGATCGTTCATGGTAGTCTCCATTGGTTATATTCTTATACTAAGTGGAAGTCCAGAATATGTCAACCAGTTTTTTCTAAAAAGATGAACTTTTTTTACTCAACGACGTCAATGGCTTAGATCACTCCTCGTCTTCCGGCTGGTCGACCACGTACTGCCACACCACGTCCTCGTTGGAGTGCCAGCGGCCGGCTCGGCCCAGCTCAACCTGATAGACGTTGTAGAAGTCGGCCGGAGAGATGTTCCCCTGCGACCGATCGTCGTTGGCGGCGCGGTCGGCGTACGACTCGGCGGCAGCCTGAGCATCCTCTAGGGAGGCGTACACCCCCACAAACTCCTCGCCCTCGTATTGGGTGGACCCAACGCGGTATTGGTGCGCACCGGTAACTACAAAAACATCTACCATGATCAATCTCCGTGTTCAGCTTAGTGTGTGTGTGTTCAACTTATATTCTTACAGTACGATAATCTTCTGATTATGTACACAACTATTTTTAGCCTACGACAACTTTCTTTCGCTGGCTCCAGCTAGAGTTGGCCACGCCCATCCCCTCAGAGGACAGACGGCTGTTCCAGTACATGCGCATCACGTCGTACGGCTTCCTGCAGTTCCTGTCGATGTCGTTCAGCATCATCTTCAGCTGCACAGGATCCTGTATCACCTCAGTCAGGTGCTCCTTCAGTACCTGCTTGCCGCGCTCCAGTGGCAGCCTCTCCAGCATCATCAGTTCCTGACTCATTGAACCGCCTCAGCCGCCAGTTTGATAAGACGCTTAAGCGCACGCTCAGAGGACTCAGAGAAGTCGATGTCCATATCAGACTCCATATAGTCCTGAATACGCAGTGCCCGATCCGTGTCACAGCCTACAACCTCAGCGATCATCTTAGTGTACATGTTCATGACAGTCTCCATAGTGTAACCACAGCTTATATTCTTACTGTACGATAAGTTGAGAATAATGTACACAACTATTTTCGCTGTGACATAAAAAAAATAGGTCCATTGTGGACCTATCTTACTCTCCGATCATCTCTTGCATAGACTCGTTTGTCTGTATGCAGATGTCCTGAATGAACCGCTCATGAGTCTTGCCCTGACGCTTCAGCTCACGCTCTACGAAGTCTTGGAAGATCTGTGCGATCTCCTCGACCGCATAGTCCTCATAGCCCTCGAGGTTGTCCAGCATGCTCAGCGTGTAGTCAGAGATCTTGAAGTACAAGGCTACCGAGAATGTATTGCTCATCGTGTGTCTCCGTGTGTGTTTGCTTTAGCTTATATTCTTACAGTACGATGATTTGTGGCTTATGTACACAAAAAAGTGCGCCTGACACGAACAAAATTTAGGTCCATTGTGGACGCTTTTGCGAAGCCTTACCTCGCGTTTGTTTAATTTAATGCGGTTTAAATTAGGTCCAGAATGGACCAAAGTAGGTCCACTTTGGACCTATTCGTCATCGTCCTCGTTGATATACGGTGACTCTGAGTCTACCTGTTCTACAGGTTCTGGATCTGTGTCGATGACGATATTGCCGAAGTGCAGCTTTCCCTTGTCATTGTATACCTGAAAGCTTTCTGTAAACTCGAAGACTCTGGCCATTGGTGAGTTGAATGAGGTTCCTTTATCCCAACTCATGATGCCTATCGTTCCGCTGTCTACGTAATAGACATTCTCGTTGTTGTCGGAGTATGATCCGTCACCGTATTTTGTGTTGAGAATGACGAAGGAGTGGTCTGTTCCCTCGTATGAGCTGTGTACTTTACCACTCATTCCCTTAGTGGAGATCATCTGGTCCCACACGTCCTCGTCGCGGTAGCATAGGTCGCCGATCAGGTATCGGCCTGCTGGTAGTGTTATCATGTGTGTGCATCCTATATGTAAAAAAGGTCCAGAAGTGGACCTAATGTGACCAGCGCGTCTTGTTTGGATTGACGTACGTCATGTGAGCCGTGTCGTTCATCGATGCCAGCTTACGGTACGTGTTGATCTCATTGACTAGACTCTCGAATAGTGGCCAGTCATAAGTCTTATAGTTATCGATAGCATTCTTGATCTTATCATTAGCCGAGTCCTGTGCGACCTTCAGTATATAGTCGTGCGGTTGCTCAGGTATACAGGCACAAAAATACTCGTAAGCCGCCTTAAACAACAGGTCGGCTAACTTCACCGAGTCCTTCGGCGCGTCCTTCAACTCTAAGATCTTATGAGTCTTCATCGTATGAATATATCCTTCACTGTGTCCACATACTGGTCTTTCTGCTTCACGAATACCTGTGGTTCCTCATGGTCAACAGCTATAATAATCACAAACTGTGGGACAGGTATACCATACATCTCCTCCACCATCATAGCATACACGGTCGACTGAAGAAAGTAGTTGGTGATCCACTCTTCACGTTTTGGCTTAAGAGATGTCTTGAAGTCGATGATCGAGTTGACACCGTCATACTCGGCTATAAGGTCAGAGGTTCCTGCTGCCTTAAGCGTCGGTGAGTATAGCATGTGCTCGATACCATATATCTTGCCGATATGCTGGTCAAGAACTGGTCGAATACCATTGAATGTCAGTATATTAGACGGCATTGCCCTACGAGCGAAGTCCTCGTAGTTGTTCAGGTAATTCTCACACAACTCGTGAACTGCAGTCCCTCTGTTAGCTGCCTGAGTCGTGATCTTGCTAGCCTGCTCCTCACCGACACGAGCTCTCCACGCGTCGAGATGCTCCTTGCCCATGTGGTCGCCGATGATGGTGGTGACCGACTGATAGGTGCCGGTCGGACACACGTAGTACCGCTTGTCGTGCCGCATCACTCTGGTCACGCCAAGTGCCGGCAACGGGTCGTGCTCGAATACTCTTCTCATTCTATAATCCTATCACATAATAAAATTAATGTACACAACTAATTTGGTCTCTTAAACGGTATTACGTTATCGACGTATTCTCTCAATACGAACTTCTGCTCCTTGTGTCCGGCAGGCATCGGTGTACCCAACATCTGCCATATCTCTGACTCCATCACGACCGATCGGCCAGATTGTAACTGCTGCATCAGGTAGTCTTGTATGAATGCTGCCAACCACTCAGCATACTCTTCATTCTCGTACATCATGCAACTATCCCCAACCGATCCTTGGCTATAATATACTCCTTGACCATGCTGGATCGAACGATGTCATTCTCGTCGAACTCCACGAACTCGAAGCTCTTCATCTTGTTGATGATCTTCATAAAGTCCTTCAGTCCCTCTCGGTCGGCATACCTTGTGAAGTCTGACTGCCTGAAGTCACCGCAGAATAGTATCTTACAGTTCTTACCGACTCTGGTTATAACTGAGTCTAACTCGTGAATAGTAAGATTAGCGATCTCATCCACAACAACGATACAGTCGTTAAGAGTAATCCCCCTAATAAATGAGGTAGATATGAAGTCGACAAAACCCTTCTGCTTAAGGTACTCATAAGCGTCTGAGCGGCCAAACATCTCTGTGAATATAGACTGATACGGTGCCTCATATACCTTGGTCTTCTCCTTGTTATTACCTGGTAGAAATCCCATATCTCTAGTCGGCACCACCGACCTAACAATAACCAACTTCTTAAACCTGTCAGAACCGTCGATGATCTCTCTCATCGCCATATAACACGATATGAAGGACTTACCTGTTCCCGCTATACCATGCAGCATCATATTCTTACCGTCCTCGTATGCCTCGAACGCACGCTGCTGGTTCTTAGTCATCGGCTCGATATACTTGAGCCTGAAATTTAACTTGACTATGTTCTCTTCCGGCTTAATTCCCTGCTGTCTTGCTACTCTTCTCTGTTTTCTCGTTAGACGCTCGGTTGTTTCCATAGGTATTCTTCTTATTGGTTAGTGTTAAAACGTGTTTACTGTCGAGCGCTTAAAGCCTCGTGAGTTCTCCCTTTTAATTCGCTTTAATACATCACGAAATCCTGCGTCAGGCTTGGTCGCCACTCCTGACACAATTGCTGGGGCAGATACTAACTGCTGCACGTTTGCATTCTCTGCCAAATACTTCTCTAAGTCTGAGTAGCTCATAAACATCTCAAACTCCTCGCCCGTATCAGTGTTCATCAGGTTGTAGGTGGGCATGTCTCAAGCCTTTCTCGTCTAATAGGTCTAGTAGCTCAAGCTCTTCTAGATAGTCATAGTCCATCGGGTCAAGTCCCTCGTCCTCTTCCTCGATAAGGTTATCGATATTCTTAGTGCGCAGAAGATACTCTACGCGCTTCTCTTTACGACTCTCCTTATTGCGCTTCGTAACGCCGTAACCGTCCATGTACTCACGGTCCGCATAGCGGTCGTTATGCTTGCTGTGCTTCGACTTGCCCATCTGACTTTTTTGGCTCCTCTCCTAATAGACCAGGGAATGCTTCTGCTACAATGTCTGCCGTGATCCCCTTGTACGGCAATTTCTTCTCCTTGATGGCACACAGCAACAGCGCGTCGGCTGGTGTCACTGCCTCAAGCAACTCAATGAACATAGCCTCGCGCTGGGTCTGTGACCTTACAGGCTGACCGTTCTTCACAAAATACACGAGTCTACGCGCCTCTTTGTGAAGCATGTTCTCTTGGTCTTGCAGCTCGTTAGCCTTAAATGGTGGTTGACCCGGCGGCAATAACCACTCGAGATTAGGATGGAATGCACCCTGTAATACTGTCTTCAGTGAGAAGAAGTCATTAGCCTTCAGTGCCTCGACCTTCTCTTTACGTGACTTTAGCTTAGAGACCTTCTCGAGGAACTCAGCCACACCTATAACCATACCCATATCAATACTCCTGAATGTGCTCTACTAGGTGTTTTAACCTGTGAGCAATAAAATAATCAAACAGCTTGTCTCTGGTCTTTACTTCCTGACCATTGTATTCAGCCAAGATCTTCTCCTGTACTTCTTTAGGAATCATAGTAAGATCGATCAGAGTCTTGTTACGCCAGTAGTTACGCCACTGTGGGTGGTCGAACTTGGCCTCGATGCTCAACTCAATGAACGCGTCGATCTTCTTCTGTGTCAATGGCTTCTGTCTGCCACCTGTGACAAACACGTCGTCGGGCGACAACACGTTAGGGATACCGTCACCGCTATCACCCTTCAAGATGTGCTCGTCTAGGTATCGGTCAGGATTATCATGAGTGATCCACTTCTTACGAACAGGATCATACTGCTTCACGTTGCTAAACTTCTGCAACTGAATGAAGTCCTTGTCACCTGATAAGATCAATACGTCCTCGTCTACACTAGCAGTCACTAGTGTAGCTATGATGTCGTCTGCCTCACAAGTCTCGATATCGATCACCTTATAAGGAAAGAACTCCTTCAACTCTGCACGTATCTTGTTCATGCAGTCGAAGATGCTTGCCCAATCAAGCTCTGACTTCTCGATATTCTTTTTGCGGTTGGCTTTGTAGTAGGGGAATGTTTGTTTACGCCAGTAGTTCTTGTTGTCACACGCTATGACTAACTCGCCGTACTCGTCGGCAAACTTACTGCGATATGATCTAAGAGAGTTCAATACCATGTGCCGAACCATATTCTCCTCAACCTGTGCGTTAGTGTGATTGCCTAACTGCATCATTAGGTTGGATAGCATTACCTGTGATAGGTCAACTATAATCATGATGTATCGGCCTTAGCCGTTTCCTTCCTCTGCGTTGGTGTCTTTGAACTTAACTGTTATCGCCTCAACGATCTTTAGTGTGCCGTACTCATCCTCATCGTCTGGTACAAATATATGCTCTGCGATGTCTGAGAATGGGTGATATAAGCCGTGATACTTACACAGCATGGCACGTATTGCCTCGACAGCGAACGCGCCGTCCTTGATGAATGGGTCTGGTTCCCCTTCCTCAACACCGAAGTCAAATCCAGCAGCGTCTAGCCTGCTAAACAGCATCGGCAATATTACTTGTAAAGTTTCATAGACATGGTGCATCTTTAACTCATCGACCATATTATCCACGTCCTCGAAGGACCTGGGCTCACCGGTATATGGTGTCTTTTTGTTAGGGAACTTGATGATGTTATCCATAATATTCCTATATTAAATCAAGTCTGCAATAATGTACACAATTATTTATAGTTTGGGGATATGGTCGGGGTCACCCTTAAGATTGCTTGTACGTATCTCCTGAGATGTGGTATGCATGATGATCGAGTGGCAGTCCTCAACAATGCCATAGTTGGTCGACTTGACATGGATTAGTATATCACACAGGCTTTCACTCTTCATCTTACCGCCATCAAATCCAACCAAACCAATGGTTGTGAATCCCATCTCTCTTGCCTGATTTAATCCATTAAGTACGTTCTGTGAGTTGCCGCTGGCTGATATACCGATGGCTATTCCATTATCATGAGGAAAGTGTCTGAGCTGGTGACTAAACACACTGTCATAACCGATATCATTTGCCAAGGCAGAGAACAGTGCCATGTTCGAGCTCAGGCTGATAACGTTAGGAATAAAGTCAGTGTCTGTCAACACACCCTTTGAGTGGTCACATGCGAAGTGGTCTGCGGTCGAAGCCGATCCACCGTTACCAAACACATAGACTGGCTTATTTGTGCGAGCAGCGTGTGTCAGATGAAACACCATACCAGCATAATCGCCTTGGTCGATAGTGTCTAGCGCTTGATTAAGATACTGAATGTATTTGCTTAAAGTCATATAGATAGCTCCACTGTCGATCCCTTGTCTGTAAACTTAAAGTCCATCTGTTTATATCCCTCTTCAGCCATCGTCTCTCTGAGTTGTGCCTGTTTACTCTTCGGTATATAGAACAGCATGTAGCCACCGCCTCCTGCACCGAGCAGCTTGCCACCTAGTGCGCCGCAGCTCATTCCCTGCTCATACATTATATCTATGATAGGATTTGATATACTCTTTGCCAACTTCTTCTTGATGCGCCATGATGTATCGAGTAGTGCACCAAAGTCATCTAAGTGTCCATTCTCTATATACTTGAGTGCTACCTCAGCTATATCTACAAGACTGGATGTCTGATTGATTGTTGTGTTCTGCGTAATGCCACCCTCTAGTCCCTTGACCTGCTCTTTCAGCACAGAAGACGCTGCTCTTGTGACACCAGTGTTGAAGCACAATAAGTTATCGTTTAGCTCCTCAACAACAGATGGCTTAATAAAGACAGGTCTCACCTCAACTCCTGATGAGTTAAACCTAATCACGTTGAAGCCACCAAAGGCTGCAGCGTACTGATCCTGCTTACCAATCGGCTCACCGCACATATTAATCTCGATATGTGACGCGAGCTCAGCTAACTCAAGACGATTAGTCTTCTTACCAAGCATCTCGAACATAGCGTGTAAGCTACCGACGGTGAACGTTGAAGATGAGCCTAATCCACTACCACGAGTATCAATGTCAGAGAAACTGCATAGCTCTACATTGCCATACACATTAAAATATTCCATGATTGCCTTGATGCGATCATGCTTGATGTCTACCCTATGATTAGTCAGCTCGAGCTGTGAGTAGATGATCTTAAAGTGGTTGGCCTGACACTTATTGGCTGCGATGTATATGTTCTTATCAATAGAGGTGGAGATGACCATACCTGGATACTTGTTGTAGTACTGCGGTATGTCACTTCCACCCCCAAAGAAAGATATCCTTAACGGAGTCTTTGTTACAATCATTAGACTTTATACCTAAACATCTCTCTCTTCTTCAATGCTCTCGACTCTGCGTCTGGATACTGCTGAAGTAGTCCCTTCATCACTGTATTCCATTGGCTAGATATCTTTTGGATATTAAATCGTGCATCAGCATATGTCTTTGTAAAGCCTAGATAGTTTTGTGCATTCTCGGTGTTAACAATATTAACAGCCTCATCAAGATGTGCATAAAAGATATTGGCGTGATTGTTTGGATTGGTGTCATATGGGTACATAGATGTTAATCCACCTGAAGTGTCGGCCAATGCACCGAAGTTAGGATGCACGCACAACAGACCGGCACTCATCGACTCCATCAATACGCGGCAGCTCGTCTCAGCCCAGATAGATGGATATGCTAGGATGTGTGCCTTGCTAACAGCCTCACGCAATACATCATTAGGCTGGAAGCCATGATAAGTCATCTTTGGATGATTGCGTATGCGATCGAATAGTGCCTCATACTTCTCGTCTGCTTCTTCCCAGCCATAGATCTTATAGCTAGAGAACACATCGAGATGAACGTTGTCATGGTGCTTTGCAAGCTCTTCAAACACAGGCACTAGCAACTCTAGACCACGATGTGGTGTCGAGAAATAGATGAGACGAACCTCATCTTTGCTCTTCTCTACACGCTTGAATGGTTCAATTGGTGTCTCTAATACAACTGAGTCGGATGACTGTGGGAAACCAAGCTTATCGACATACTGCTGATATTGCCAGTTGCTCGAGAACACAAACTTATGAAAGCGATCACGACTGCGTGGATCTTGCAGGTGATTGGCTTCTGGATCTTCTGCTAGGTCATGTAGCCAGTATATACGAATCTTGTCGTCTTGCAACTCACGCACGCGTGCAGGAATAACCTGAAAGTTACTTGCTAACTCTGGGTCGACCAAGGCGGCGATTGATCTCTTAGTGATCTCTGTGCCGCCTTGTGATTTTTTTGATATCTCATTCTCTTCAAAAGCATTATATTGTTCTTCAGTCATGTCATCCTCAATAATTTATCTATAGTTTATACTGTTTCTGTTGAATTTTCAGACGGTGCTTGACGTTCTAAGAAAGCCGTACGAAAGTTTGTATACTTAAAATACTTCTTAGTTAGTTCAATAACAATCTGTGGGTCATATGGCTTGCATGAGAAAACATCAAGATAGAATGTATTATTTTCTTCTACAAAGTGCGCGCAGATATTAGAAGTCTCGATTAATTGTACGAGAGTATATCCTTGCTTATTACCACTACCAAAGTTAACTACCTGTGGCTCACCATATGGTACCATATCGATGTCTACTACTAATTGTTTTGCAAATGCTGTGATATTATCAGCAGATGAGATAGATTCCGGATTACAACCGGATGCGTCAATGATTAGGTGATATCCCCAGTATTCACTCATTAGTCAGTACTCCCATGTACATTGTTAAGGTGATTTTATTTATAGATCCTAAACGCGGCTGCTTCACCAGTACGTTGTCCCAAGCATTCCCACTTAAAGCCGGTGCGATCAAGGAACTCTAGGAAGTTCTTATACTCATGCTCTTTATGGTCAGGGTGACCGTGTATCTCATCGAACACGATGATAGTGCCATCAACAAATCTGTCCTCGAGTGTGCGCATCACGTAGTCTGTTGATGAGTATAGATCTGCATCAAGATGTATAACAGATAAAGGACCTGGATTATTTGTGGCCCACTCTTCTAGAGTATTGTTAAACCAGCCGATGACTAACTCAACGTTGTCAGCCAAGTCTGTTGGTGGCTCACAGGCGAAAGCACCTTTTCCAACATCCTCTTTCCAGTCTTCTGGAAGTCCTTCAAACGAGTCAAATCCCCAGATCTTTCTATCTGGTGCTGCAGCAGCCATCTCCCTAATAGACTTACCCTCAGCAACACCAAATTCAAGCACTAAGCCATCAGGCAAAGCTCGTTCAAATATATCATTAAATGTAATATTACCAGCCATAGTAATATGTTTAATAATATCCTCTTCATTATTTCCACTAAGAGTATGTTTAAGGTCTGCTTGTCGACGCATAAAATTAGTTTTATATACTTTCATTCCATAATGTTTAGCCATCATATTAATGATAGGTTCCTGATTAAATGATCTATCAATCATCATATCAAAGTAGATTGCACTGTCACTGGGATTTGTGTATATACTAATCATTCCAGTTACTAGTGCTTGATGAATAGCTAATGCATCAGATTCAGGATTATACTTAAATACGTTTGGATAACCGGATGCTGGAATTGGATATACAGAGTATATTGATAGCAACTCAATTAAAAATTGTTGTGATGTATCAAATGATTTAAGACTTTCTAGATCACAATCAGATCCTTCAACTGTGTAGTGATAGCCAAAGGACTGACCCCATACTCTATTTGCCATATTATAATCCTATAGCTACAGACACCATCTGCTCTTTAACACGATCTTGCATTTTTTGTTCTAACTTTTCTGGATCCATGATAAACTTAAGCTTTTGCTCAGTAGTCCAGTCCTTGAGATAGTCGTTCTCTTTGTCGAAGAGCTGTAAGTACTCTTCAAATGTAATGTCACGGTGTCCAATAACTTGTTCACCGATCCATGTTTGAGACATCTCTTCGACTGAGTCATCACCAATAAAGTCCAGCACTAACTCACTAGGAATACCCTCTTCTTCACTAAAGACGTATGAGTGGGCAAATGTGCTGATAGTCGTTACTAGTACGAGTTTCTTCGCCATATTAATATCCATCAATTGCTTGAGCGTATTCAACCGAGTCTACACGAAACGAACGCCAACCGCCATTTTGTAAATCCCATACAGCAAGCACGTCTGTGTTGCTATTCTTATCGTGCTCTTCCTCAAGCTTTTGAATATTAGTTTGAGGAGGAAGAAGGTGCGGCTGAAGTGTGCAGTGCATCACACGCTTCTCGCCATTGACTTTGGTAAAGCGAACTTCGACTGCGTGTAGTTTAAGATCGTTTAACAGATTCTGTCTTGTATACTGCATTTCACTCCCCCTCATTAAGTAGTTGCTTGTCACTCTTGTATTCCTCATTGATCTTCTCTTCCAACTGCGAGTAGCCGCCGATATGGAATCCATCGATAACTACTAATGGATAAGTCTTAGCGTGTGGGAACTTCTCTAGAAGAGTCTCACGCGTGAAGTCTTTGTTGAGCATCTGCTCGTTAAATGGGATATTCATGGTCTTTAGCAGGTGCTTTGCACGCGTGCAGTAAGGACAGTCAGGCTTTGTGTATAGTTCAACGTGGTTGATCATAGTCTAGTGCTCCAATATAATTCAATCTCTGTGTCAGGGTCAAAACCATTTCTCATCATGTCTTCCCTAACTAGCATCTCAAGTTCACTGTATATCATAATCTTCATAATGTACACCTTTATTTTAGGCTAAGTTGCTGATCCTTCATTGTCTTCTCGTAGTTATTCATCTTGTCAAGATATCCACGGTTACGGAGCTCCTTGAAGACTAGGTTCTCAAAGCTAAACTCACCACCCTTGGCAATACCGGCAGATCTCATGTCTGCCATCTTCTTTCTCAGATCATTAAACACACCGGCATCCATCTTGTTCTTAATCATGTCGTCGATCATATGTGCATAGAACATAACCTTCTTCTTGAGATTCTTATCAGACTTAAAGTCTAGCTTCTCATGATTAGGCTTTTGAATCCACATGTTTCTCTTAAGACTGAATACTCCTTGACCAGATGCATGAGCTTGATTTATATCTTGAGCATATGGCTCGATAGGATACCCTAGTATCGTGACATTATGGGTCATTGTCCACAGTACTTTCTTGGCTTGTAAGTACTCGTCGACAAACTCTCTGTCAGGATTAATCTTATTTCTATCTATAAGCAGATGCACATCTATATCTGATTTAGGTGTATAGTTGTAATTTGTATTGCCACCTATCATAATGATGTCTTTAATCATACTTGGTTGTATTTTGGCAAACTCAGCCCATGTCTTTGCGAAGTCTAGTAGCTTCTGTCTAACTTCAGGCTTTAAGTCCCATCCATTCCATAATTTAGGATTCAGCTCGTCATGGTACTCAAGACTAATCTTAGTCTCATTGAGTGGAAGACCACGCTCCTCGCGAACCACTTTCTTCATAGTTTTTAATATTGACTTCATAGATGCACCCCTTTTAGATCATCTATTTATAATGGCGGAAGGGGTGGGATTCGAACCCACGGTACCGGTTAAGGTACGTCTCGTTAGCAGTGAGGTGCTTTAGGCCACTCAGCCACCCTTCCTAATTCTTTGGTAAATGACTTCTACTAACCTTGGCTATGATCCAACCATTGTAGTAGTCATCTTTATTTAGCACGTCTGCATCAAACTGTGCTTTAGCCTCGTAATAAGTGCACTCGCCTTTGGTCTTACACAGCCTGAGTATCTCACGCTTAAAGTTACTAGGAGCCATGCCTTCACTGTTTAACTCGACTAATAGATCTTTATTAGATCCATAGTAGTCTTTCCAGTCAGACTCGACTAGTGAGCGCTTCTTCTTACCCTTAACTTGGCGTGTCTTTGACTTCTTTAGAAGCTTCTTACCTATATATTTCTTATTGTTTGTGAGGTTCGTGATAATGTATACAAATCCTATATAGTTCTCTAGGATCTCTGAGTCGACTACATTATTGTTGAACGTCCATGGATTCTCGTAACTCATTCCACATTATCACTTCCATCGTACCATCGAGGTGCTCGACTATAGCGCTACAGGTCTCACACCAGTCGCCACAGTTTATATATGTAATTCCGTCGATGTCACGTATGTTTGGATGATGAATGTGTCCACAGATTATACCGTCTGCTCCCTTGCTATTAGCATAGGATGTTAGGTTCTCTTCGTAGTCTCCTATAAAGTTGACTGCAGTCTTTACTTTGTACTTTGCCCACGCGCTAAGTGACCAGTATGGTCTACCTAGCATGGTTCTAAGCTTTGATAGTAAGACATTGATGTCGATAGTCACGTCATATGCCCAGCTACCAAGATGTGATAGCCACTTCATATTGTTTACTACGACATCAAACTGGTCACCGTGCATGACCAGATACTTCTTACCATCTACACCGATGTAAATATCTTTATCTACGAGTGATATCTCACCGAATGTAGTGTCACAGAAACTGCGTAAGAACTCGTCATGGTTACCAGGAAGATATACTATCTTAGTGCCCTTACGAGCCTTACGCATTAATTTCTGTATGACGTCATTATGCTCTTGTGGCCAGTAGAAGCTTTTGTGCATCGCCCAGCCGTCGATAATATCACCAACAAGATATAAGGTATCGCACTCAAATGATTTAAGAAAGTCTAATAGAAATCTAGACTGGCTCATCTTAGTTCCAAGATGAGTGTCAGATATAAAGACGGTGCGATACCTATTCACGAGTATTACTCTTCGTCTTCTTCGTCGAGCTCTTCCTCATCTTCTTCATCGTAGTCTGACTCTTCAATAGTCATATTAGCTTCGATTTCATCATGAGCGGTATCAAATGCATCATCCATACCGACTACGTCGCCGAAGTCGTCTTCACCTTCAGAGATGAAGAGGTTGATTAGGTCGTGGTAAATGTTAGTACGTTGAGCTTCATCATCAACAGTGTCCTTAAGAATGTTGATGAGGTCTTCCATTTCTATGTCGGCCATTTGTTACTCCTTACATTGCTTTTTCTTGTCGTCTGCGAGAGTCTTGAGATCCGTGTCTGGGACCTTGTTCTTCACTGTCTTAGCATCAGGAATAGAGAATGTGATACCGCTTGCCTTCTCTACGTCAGCAACCGTCACCTGGTATTTAGTGAAATCGGCGTCTAGTCCATCTTTGTGTGGAAACAAAAATGCATATGTCTGCTTAGTAGTGTCATCGGTAACAATCTTAAATAGATAGTCAGGCACTGCAACTTTATTAAGGCCAATTGTCTTACCATTAGCCGAGTAGATATTACCAGCAATGATAGTGAATGGATGCTTAAGCTTATAGACCCATGCGCGCTCTGCAGACTCAAGGTTCTTCCATGTACCACGATTAACTGACGGTAATTGCGGGCTCATGTTAGACATGTAGAACGACTCGTGTTCAACTTGTGGATCCCATGACATGTCTGCATCATTAGCTAGATGACCTTGGTCATAACCAGATCCTGCATAGTCTGCAGGAGTAGCGTGACCTACTGTCAGAAGAGACTGGTCAGTTGCGAAAGCATTAGTACGAGGAACACAACCGATGGCATGGTCAGGTGTAAGTGTCCATGCGACCCAATTAGGAATCTTAGCAACTGGATCGGACTCAAGTATATAAGCATTACGACAAATAACAGGATGACCTGCGACCGTAGACGGCTGTCCGTAGGGTACCTGTACTTTACAAGTATCAACTGGTTTTGGTGGCTGTTGATCAGCGGCATATGCTGATGCAGCGACTAATAGACTAAAGAGAAAAACCTTTAAACGAATCATTATTAACATCCTTCTTAACGCCACCGCCAATATAGCTGGTGATCTCAGTTTCTTGTGGAGCTACTTGAACTTCAGCGCCGCTGATCCACTTCTGCGTCCACGGCAGAGGATTAGACCCGGTTTTGTATGGACAAGGAAGACCTACTGCAGTCATTCTCTTATGTCCTATCCACTCTATATATTCAACCAAAAGAGCTTCATTTAAACCTATCATTGAGCCATCTTTAAATAGATAGTTAGCCCATGCCTTCTCTTGATCAACCGCATCAACAAACATCTTGATGCACTCATCCTTTGTCTCTTCACGTATCTTAGCAAAGTCAGGATCATCAGTCGGTAGTACCTTAAGTAGTTGTTGTGTACCTGCAAGATGAAGGTTCTCATCGCGAGCGATCAGCTTGATGATCTTAGCGTTGCCCTCCATCTTCTTTACCTCAGCAAAAGCCCAAGAGCAGGCAAAGCTGACATAGAAGCGAACACCTTCTAGAATATTAACTGACATAAGAGTAAGCCAGAGAGCTTTCTTGTGTTTATAAAGATCACTATAATCTGAAATACCAGCATCTATTTTATATCCACTCAATTCGTGGAAATTGTTCAACATAATCAACTTGTCGTAGTACTTGCTGATGTCGCCGGCGCAGTCTACAATCTCTTTCATGTCCATCATTCCGTCGAATATAACCGACGGGTCAGCGTATACGTTCCGAATGATGTGAGTGTAACTGCGTGAGTGTATAGATTCGCTGAATGCCCATGTAAGGATCCAATTCTCGAGTTCAGGAAGTGAGCAGATAGGACTGAATGCTGCTGTTGGTGCGCGCCCTTGAACGGAGTCGAGAAGGATCTGTCGCTTGAGATTAGAGGTAAAGATGTGCTGCTCATGCTTTGTCAATGCCTTAAAGTCTTTAGCGTCACGAAACACGTCGATCTCTTCTGGTCTCCAAAAGAAGCCAAGTTGTGACTGTGTAAGCTTCTCAAGGAAGGGATACTTCTGCTTATCGTAACGCGCGATAGTTACAGGGTCGTCAAAGAATGCCTTGACTTTAGTTGGATCTTTGTGATTAGTCGCATCGAATACTGACATCACCATCTCCCATCGTCTATAAACATATAAAACTTAATAAAACCTAACTTCACAATTAAGTCGAGTACTAATCCAGGATCTTGATCACTCTGTGTACTATAGTCAAAGTAAAATGACCATCTAGATGGATTTAGTAGAATAGTGATAATGATGTCAGAGTTTTTTAGGTAGTCAACCAGTTTTGTCATCGAGAATTGGTTTTTCATATTTTCTTCCATAAGTAAAGTTTTGATCGAGTCTCACGTCTTTGTTACTCCAGGTCCAGCACTCACCTGTATCATTCTGAAAACATACCCAGAGTAGATCATGCTCCATGCCATAGTCGATGACAAAGTGAGCCCATGCTTTTCCCTTTGGTGTCCAGAAACACAAGGGTACGTCCAGTTGTTTCATCTTAGAATCCTAATCCGTTGTCGCAGACATCGTTGTAGTTACAGGTTATCTCCTCACCAGCCATGATGTCTCTAGCTGCATAATGTATATATTTAGTAAAACAATCAAGGTTAGGATCTTCACTATGATTTATAAACCTAACATTGTCTGCAAACATGATAAACTTCTTAAGTGTTTTATCATAGCAGTACATCCATGTGATCGTCTCTCTAGTTAGATCATCATATGGATAGTCTTCAGGATCAGGTAACCAACCATCAATGATAGGATCGTGCACCCACACGAGTGCACCTTCCCTAATATCTTGGTCTGCAAAGAGACCAATACCACGACCATCTACTTCAGCTAAGTATGTTCTAACCTTTAGTGTCATATCTTACAGGCCTCGCAAGATTCATCGTCTACCTCACCGAGTGGAGACCCTAGATCAATCTCGCCTGCCTGATCGTTTGTGTTAAAGTAGTAAAGTTGTTTTCCACCATATTTATAGAACATCAGCATGTGCTGCAGCATAGTAGACATAGGTATCTGCTCCTCATCATAGAACTTAGGGTTGTATGATGTGTTTACTGATATTCCCTGATCGATAAACTTTTGCAGCACGCTAGCGATCTTAATATAGCCTTCCGGGGAAACTTGCTCCCAAAGCAGATCGTACTTTCTCTTAAGACGTCTAATTTCTGGTACGACTTGCTTGAGAACACCGTCTTTGCTCTGCTTAACAGTGATGAGAGACCTAACCGGCTCGATGCCGTTCGTCGAGTTTGATATCTGAGCAGAGGTCTCCGCTGGCATGAGTGCCATGAGGGTGGAGTTACGAATGCCATACTGTTTAGCCCTTTCACGTAGTATATTCCAATCCAACTTGTAATCAGGAGTTACAAGTTCATCTACTTCTCTCTTATAGGTATCGATAGGCATGATGCCCTGGGAGTACTTGGTCTGGTTAGACTTAGAAGGAGCTCCCTTTTCAGCTGCGAGATCAATCGAGGCTTTAATGAGATAGTAAGACCAAGCTTCGGCGTACTCATGTATCTTCTTTAAACCTTCAGTATCGATATGCTGATAAGTGAGATCATTGCGAGCCAACCAATAAGCGAGATTAATAATGCCAACACCAAGGGGTCTTCGTGCCATGGTTGAGTTTCTGGCTGCAAGGACAGGATAGTCTTGATAACTAAGTAGCTCATCGAGAGCACGGACAATAAGAGTACAAGGACGCTCAAAATCATTTGGATCTTTAATCTTTCCCCAATTAATTGCTGCGAGTGTGCATAGTGAGATCTCACCGTCAGGATCATTAAGATCATTGAGTGGCTTAGTAGGCAAGTCGATCTCTGAGCACAGGTTGCTCATGCGAATAGGTGCTAACTCCTTGATAAAGGAGCCGTGATCATTTGCATGATCTACGTTTTGTAGGTAGATGCGACCTGTATCCTTACGCTCTTGCATGAACGCAGAGAATAAGTCGATAGCCGATACTACTTTCTTTCTTATCTTTGTCGAGCGCTCGTACTTTTCATAGAGTTCTTTAAACTTGTCCACGTCAGTAAAGAACGCATCGTATAGATCAGGTACGTCAGAAGGGCTGAATAGAGTAATATTGCCGCCTGTAAGCAGACGTTCATATAAAACTCGGTTGAACTGTACTCCGTAATCAAGGTGTCTAACACGATTATCCTCCGTTCCTTTGTTGTTTTTTAATACTAAAATGTCTTCTACTTCCAGATGCCATGCAGGATAGTAAAGAGTAGCTGCACCGCCTCGTACGCCTCCTTGGCTGCAAGACTTAACTGCTGACTGAAAATGTTTATAGAACGGAATAACGCCAGTGTGAGACGCGTCACCACTACGAATAGGACTACCAACAGCGCGAATGCGACCTGCACCAATGCCAATACCAGCTTTTTGAGAAACGTACTTAACAATCGAAGAGCTCGTGGCATTAATAGAGTCAAGGCTGTCGTCTGTCTCGATAAGAACACAAGAGCTAAATTGCTTTTGTGGTGTACGTAGTCCAGCCATGATTGGCGTAGGAAGCGATATCTCGAAATTAGAAACTGAGTCATATAGTTCTTTAATCCATTTTAAGCGGTCTTCCTTATAGTCTCTAAAGAGCACCATTGCGATGAGCATAAAAGTCATCTGAGGTGTCTCGTAGTATTTACCAGTAACACGATTTTTGACTAGGTACTTACCACGAAACTGTTCCATACCAGCATACGTAAGAGTGAAATCGCGCTTATGATCAATATAGCTGTTGAGTAATCGCAGATCGTCTGGTCCGTACCATGATAGGATCTCAGGGTCATAATATCCTCCATCAACAACTTGTTTAATATGAGTAGCAAGATCAATTGGATTAAAATCACCGTATACTTCCTTTCTCAAGTTGTAATTAATTAAGTTGCCAGCGACATATTGATAATTAGGTGTATCCTCAGAGATAAGATCTGCGGCTGCCTTGATGAGTGTCTCTTGAATATCAGTGGTCTTCATACCATTAAAGAACTGGATCTGAGACTTAATCTCGATCTCACTCTCTGATACTCCTGTTATACCCTCGCATGCCCACTCTACGACTTTATGAAATTTATTGAGGTCTAATGCTTCTTTTGTTCCGTTTCTTTTTACTACCGATATCATCTTATCTCCTTATACGACCTCTAGTGTATCCTTTAACGAGGGAAACTCTGCTGTTATTTGATACCACGCATCCCTTGCTATTTCTCTATGTTCTTTCTGTGTACCATTACCCATGCGTAGCTCACAATAGTGTATCCAACTTCTAAGAGAACCAGCCATGTAAAGACGAGAAGAAGTAAGACCTTCTGGCAATACTGCACGAGCTTGTTCTTTTGCAATACCATTTTTAATTGCCCATTCATATGCAAGATTTGCTTTTCTCAATACTTCTTTTTGAGCATTATTCCAAAGACTGTCAAGAGCATCATCGTCTACTTCGATGGAGTTCTGTCTGTTCTTAGTATCTTGGAGACGGGCTTCACGAGTGACGAACCCGAGGTCTTTCGTTGGGTCCGCATATCTTTGGCTAAATTCTTGGAAAGAAAAGCTACGGTGGCGTAAAATTTGTCGAGCGATATCACGAGTTGTATTAATCTCCATGACTATGTGCACCATCTCAAATGGTGACCAGTGCTTATTCTTAATAAGATACTTCAGCAGTTTCTGCGATGTCTCTTTGTTATTTTGATTAGATGGGTTAGATACACGAGCTACATATGATATGAACTCATCCACACCTAGTCCGCTTGTTGGTCTCGTCACACCTATAATATTCGCTGTATTCATCTCTTACTCCATTTAGTGAGAGCCATCTTAGCTGCTAGGTCTTTATATGTATTTTGGTCTATTATATATCTGATAAACTCTGCGCTGAGGCCCGATTTTACCATATCATTAACATCTTTATGCTCTAAATTTTCAGGCCATATACAGACCTTAAAACCTTGCATAATAGCTTTATCGATCTTCTTTATCGTATCTTTAGATCTTGGCTCGTTGTCATACACAACGACGGCGTTTGATTTGTAAGCACTAGGTAGTGCGGAAACAATATCACCACCAGCAGTAGCGATACTATTAGGAATAAACATACTATCGATAGGACCTTCCAAAACATAAAATCCAATATCGAAGTTAACCGTGTCCAACCCATATAGCTTCTCCACACTCTCGTCCAATACTATAGTTATGTACTTTACACCAGTGCTCTTTAAAGACCTGCCTTGAATAGCGTGAACCTTACCTTCCTTGTTAATAAAAGGAATAAGTAAGCGTGTCTCATCATGGTCTAGCGACTCCTTAGAGAACTTGTCAGGTACTAAGTCATTAACAAAAGCGTAGAAGTTTGGGCACTTAAACATCTTAGCATGATACGGATTAGGTATCATACGATTGACGACATACTTTTTTAATGGATCATCAGGAGATAGCTGGCTGATCTTCTTGAGGCCTTTCAATATACCTTCCTTACGGAATACAGGCGGCTTCATCTTGTTTACGAATGTCTCTAAGTCGACCTGTTCAGGAGTCTTATTCTGGCTGATCTTCTCCATGTTATACTCATTGTATAACCCCTGGTCAAGCATCTTGATGAACTTAGGCACACCCATAGACACTTCACAGTTGAAGCAATGGAATACACCATGCCCCTGCTTGTCATAGATCCAACCTCTGGCCTTGTACTTACTAGACTGTGAGTCCCCGCAGACTGGGCAGCGGAAGTTAAACTTACCTGATGATTTTCGTGTGAATCTGTCTAGCCGGTGTGACAACATACCGACGTATTTCTGGTCTAACCAGTTCATGTTTACTCTCCAATATAGTCCTATTATACACTAATCGAAGGATTTGTAAACAATTATTTTATGGGGCGACGAACTTAAATCCTGTGATAATGTCGTCGATGTCATTATGTATATACACAATGATCGTGCCTGGATCCTCGCTAACGAGGCCGATTCCATCCGGCCATGGTAGTGTCTGGCAACCTACTGATGCTGAGAATGCATCAATCTCTTGGGATGACTCGGCAAATGTCTTACCGATAAGATGTGCTAGCTTTTCCATATTAATGTCCTAATATCTTGAAGTAATTTGCTACGTACGATAATAACCAAACACCAACCATACCACCACCGATAGCCATCCATATAAACTGCTCCATCTTGGATATCTTACTAGACATCTCTTGGTGCTGCTTATTTGACTCTGCTCTAAGGATATGGATCTCGTCTAAAATCTTATTGTCCTGCTCTCTCATCGTATTATACACATCATCTATTTGTTTGTCCATCTGTACTCTACGCTGCTCGACTATGTCTTCCATATAGTCTTGCTGCTTATCGTGTTGTGATAATCTCTGCTCGTGTACTGCAAGCATACTCTTGAGATCGACTGACACCTCTGTCAATCTCTGCATCCAGCTATCTATCTTATCAAATCTATTGTTGATCCATCCGCTATCTTCAACCATTTGGAACTAGCCTTTTAACCATAGGTGTAGGGGCTATGTCACGTAGTTTCTTTTTCTTCTCTCTCTGGAGAATAGGATCGATAGTCTGTATCGGTCCTGAAGTAGAACTCGATGGGCCCATAGCATTTGCTGGTACTGCGGATTCAGTCATTATAGTTTCCTTAATGCGTCGATTATTCGTTCATCCATCGGTATCATACTTAAGTCTATGTTGTCTTCGTCTTTAATATTGTATATTCGATCTGGCATAATATTTAATAGAATCAAAAAAGGCTTAACGTAACTAAATTGTGCTTTCATCTTTAAGTATAATATACGGCAAAGATGCTCAGCTGTAAAAACGTTACAGAGAATGATGACGTGATTGAGTATTAACCTCTCCTTCAAGTCTCCATTCTCTATGTATCTTGTCAATAATTTCTTGATATATCTAATTCGCTTTAGATCCTCAACGAACTCTTCAGTAGAGTAGCACTGTGGATTATCATAATGTTTGGCGCAATATATTAAAAAGTTATCATCAGTCAATCTCTCATAATTCATCACTGTACCATAATTAGAATGCAGAGTCTAACGGAACTCTCTTCCAAATATTTTGTGAAACACAAACATAAAGATAGTTAAGATCGTGTTTTATTTGTCCGGCTGACCCTAAAGATACACTAGTAACCGGTACGTTATCAGTAGATACTGATACACTAATTGCAGCAGTATTAGCATCTACATTAATGCTATCGCCAACCCTAACTATTCCGGGTTGAGTCGTATTAGCTATAGGAAAGTTATTTTGAGATAAAGCTAAACCGAGATTAGGTAGCAATATCGACTGCACGTTGGCAATCGGTGTTCCTGGCCCGGTGAGGACCACCACTCTGTCATTTGATGTCAGAGTAGTAGGTACACCGAGCTCAGATATTCTTTTTGAGTTATTCGCCATTATCTATAATCCAATCTTAGACGTATTGGTCAACGGTATTTGAAGATATAGAAGCAGGTGTACCATACTTACCGTCGGTCTCACCGAGTGATCCCATTGCAACTAGTGTCTCATATTGTATACGACCTGCACGACCACCGGTTCCCTCTGTGCGTAGAACCCAACCAGCATGAGTTACTTGTGGAAGAACACTGTTAGTGTCGACATATCCAGTTGCTGTTGTACCATAGAAGCCAAAACCAGCAGCAGTTGTACTATTTCCGCTAGCTTTTGTCATTGCAATAGGTGTGCCACCTTGTGCAGTTGATATCTTAAATGCTGTTGTATTTGATAGTACGACATAATATGTACCACCACTAGTTAATCCACCAGGCAACGAAGATGCATTAGACGAGATAGTAAGCTGATCGTTTACAAGGAAGTAGCTATTAGCTGAAGTAAACGTGATCGTATCGTTGCTGATCGCAGTATTACCATTAACTGCAAGAGTATTTGGAGGTGTGATTGTAATCGTAGGAGCGGTGACATAGCTGTTACCGCCAGCAGTGATATTGATTGCTGTTACTCTACCACCAGATACTTGAGCATTAGCAGCTGCACCAGATCCACCATTTGTAGAGACAAATGATACGTTTGCGTTTGCATTGTAGCCTGAACCACCGAATGTTACAAACGAGATAACTACGTTACCGCCTGTTGCTTGCATCTGAGCAGTGTTAACTGCAAACACGCCTACAGCCTTATTAGGTTGGAAAGCACCGACCGTGGTGTTACCAAACATGTTAACGTCGGTATAAGCTCTCGAGCCAACCGATGTATTACCGAAGTGAGCATTTGCAGCATCTGCACGGTTAACCTGGTCGCCCTTGACCAAGGCGTAGGTTCCGATCGGTGCGCCGTTAGAAGTTTCTTTAGTCGTAGTGCTGTTGGCAGTAACACCTTGATCGTTTCTACCCCATTGTGCCATTGTATTAGTCCTCCTAGAGAATTGGTTTTTATTATTTATTGTTCTTAAAGATTAGGCACCAGTCATGTCTATCATATACTTTGATGGTCTACGATTTAATGTCTTTTTAATAGGCATTAATGCTCCTTCTTCTGGAGTAACGTACTTCGGCTTCACTGGATTCTTATTCTTTACAACTATAGATCCAGCATTTAAGGCTTTCTTATCTTTAGGTGGAGTTGCTGCTTTAGCAGGCTGCTCAACCTTAGGTGCTTGAACTATAGTGTTAGCATTAAGTGCCATTATTTCTGTGTTCCTGTGATCTTACCAGCGAGACTAACTTTATGTTTCTTCTCAGCTGGCTTACCCGATAGAGCATCTTCCATAGACTTCTTGCTGTGATGTACGCGCTGTGCAAACTCATCCTTCTCTGCAGACGTCTTCATGTTGTCATGCATATGAAGGATTTTATGTGCAACCTTAGGATCCATCATGTGCTTCTCACCACTCTTGTGAGTAAACTTATGTTGACCACGCATAGAGATAACCTTGCGAGCCTGCGCAATTGGATGCTCATCCTCGGTAGAAGGACGTCCTACCTTTGCCTCATCAACTTGCTCGATCTCTTCCTTGTGCATCTTCTTAAGAGTCATTGCAAGACGAGCACGCTTACCGGCCTTACCACTGTCATGCATGTGTTCTTTCTCGTACTCGGAGTTAGACACACCCTCACGCTTAGCAGCTGCAGTCATAGCGCCTGGCTTCTTAATAGCGTTAGCGATCCACTTCTTTTCATCTAGGCGAATAAAACCTTCTTCTAGATTCTTAGCGAACACTGCGTTAACGTGATTGATCTCTTCTTTATTCATCGAGCTCATGTCTTTCTCCAATGTATTTTTAGATGCTTGTTGTCTTTTTTGAATCTCTTTTTGCATATTGCTATGCTGTGTATCTTTTTGCTTGTCAGCATTAACTTCTTTGTTAGAAACTCTAGCATTGGCTGCAGTCTGTAATGCTCTGGCACTTGCTGGTGCGTTTCTAGCTATAGATCCAACAGGAGCCTTTTGTGTGACTTGCTTACCGCCTGCACTAATAGCTGCATTAACACCCTCGGTGACTTTAGGAAGCTGGTATGGCCCAGGCTTCTTAACACCGGCTGCCTTGTCTACCGCGCGCTTTAGTGTGTGATATCCTGCCTCAGTCTTGTGTGGAACAGGAGGTGTTCCTGTCTTAAGATCACCTAGTGCTCTCCTTCTATTCACTGCACCTACAATTTCTGGAGACAACTCGGCAATGTACTCATCACTGATTGTATAGTCAGTGACGTTGCTCTTGTCATTGTAACCGGACTGGTCGCCGTTTTGGCGACCAGTACCGTTACCGATTGTAGGCTTGTCCATGGGCTCTTTTTTCTTTCTTCCCATGACTTTTTCAAATATATTCATTATTCTACTTCATGCTGTTGTGCAATTGATGCAATCATCTCTAACTCAGCATCAGAGAACTCAACTTCTTCTTTAGCAAGTCTTGATTTAATTTCATTTTTCTTTGATGCAACGTCTTGCTTGTTGATCATACCAGATTTTGTAGTTCTCATCGCTGATGCTGGCTTTGCATCTTTTAGTTTATCTCTTTTAAAATAATCTGATGACGTTTTACCAGGCTCGTTGCGTCCATAAGCATCTGTGTGTGCTTTAGTGTCAGCGTGTTCACCGGCTTTTTCGCCATGCTTCTTTACGATCGCGGCTTTGATTCTGTCGCCTTGGTCGTGAACTTTATCGCCGTAGTTGTAGTCGGCGTCGGGATGCTGAGTAGCAGCGTACGCGTGTATCTTCTTCTTTAAGCTGATCTCGTCGATCTGTTCAACTTCTTCCTTCATTGCTTTATGGCGTGCCATTGCACGGTCAATTTCATCATCGTCATATGAATAATTCTTCTTTGCGAGTTGCTTTTTAAAGTGACCATGTTCTTTATCTCCAAGGACATGTCTTATCTTTTCATGCGAGTCAGCGTCACCGACTTGTGAATTATCAGCATGAACAGCTCCAGTAACACGATGATGAATAGCAGAAGCCACATCTTTACCATGGGAGGTTTCAATTTTAGACTTTATATCGTCTGCTTTCTTTTTACTACTTTTGATACTAGCAGGACTAGCATCAGACTCATGTCCATAATGCGCATTACTAAGATGATGATACAAGTTAGCTGCCATATGACCTAAACTAGCTTCAGTGATATGCTCGACTTCTTCTTTCTTTACACTCTCACACATGCAAGGTGACTTACCGCATGATGGGCATTTAGCTTCCATCATCTTCTTCTTTTTATGAAGAATATTAAAGTCACCCTTATCGATCTTACCATTATGGTTCTTATCGATATTCTTAGCTTGTGCAGGAGTTAGTTTCTTCTCAAGGATCTCTCTAGCAGCCGCAATCATGGCTTCCGATAGACCTAAGTTTCCATTTGATTTTAGCATGTTAGTATCCTTCTACTTCTACTTGTTGACCGTGTTTCATGTGCTCAGGCATCTTGACAATATACTTTTTTCTATCTAGTGTCTTTATGACAGACGAACCTTTGTGCTTATCAGAGATCTTATCTGCCGTGTCATAGTCTACTAGGTGGGTGTTACCATCCTTAGCTAAAACCTTACCAAATGTAGCATGATCCTTGACGTGATAACCCTCAAAGATAACCTCTTCCTTCATAGGCGCACCTTTCTGTCCGATCTCTTTATTGGCCTTCTTACGACCCTTCTTAGCAGAGTCGTCCTCATCTGTCTCTGAGTTAACCTTGTCATCTGTCTTTGGATTAAGCTCGACCTCAGTAGTTCCACCTTTGACCTTCTTGGCGTCATCAAGATCATGGTCTTCGCTGTCGGTTGGCTTTGTCTTCTTTGAGCTAGGTGACGGTGAATTCTTTTTGTCAGTAACCTCTACATCATCAAAGTTTTTATCTTTTGCCTCTGTGATCTTAGGCATTTTAGGTTGAAACATACTAGGAGTATTATTCCAAACATTAGGCATCTTTGGAGTACTGCCTGTAGTAGTTACCGGAGTCTGAGAATTAGCAGGCGATGACATATTGTCAGGAGGACCCTTACCAAACATAATGTCCTCTTTCTCGACTTTTTTCTTCTCGTCGATAATCTTAGTCTTAATCTCGCCTTGCTTTGCTAGCTCTGACTTAGGAGACATAACATTGTCATCCATGTGCTTTGGATTACGCTTATTAAATGTCTCGCGATCAACATTCTCGACATCCTTCATGCGGATCTTCGAGTTGCGATTCATGGCCATCTCTCTGATGACGGACTCTAGAGACTTAAACTTGTTTTCCATCTTAGACAACCTTTGTTATGGATCTTAGCATCCAATGATGCTTATAGTGTACATCTATTCTATCTTGTAGAAAGTTAGAATAGCCTACAGAGTTTTGTGCATCTGCGAGCTTTTGTGTATCTTTTAATAACTTAATAACGTTAAGGTTATCATCCATCAGTTTTGTCATCATCGACAGAGGAGGTGGAATATTAGTTTCATCCTTAACGATAGATAGCTCGCTGAATCTAATAAAAGATCCAGGAGCATATCCATTCGATGTTCTAATCTCTTCGGCGTGTCTGTCGACTGAATCGAAGATATCTTCATACATCTTTTGAAGGAACTTATGATTGCTATAAAAGTTTGGACCCTCCACATTCCAATGGAAATAGTGTGTCTTTAGGTACAGCGCGAAAACGCTGGCCAAGCAAACTTTCATCTGTTCAATCAGTTCATCCATTACTTTGTTACCTTCTTCTTCGTAACTCTCTTAGGCTTAACAGGAGTAGGAGAGGCTTGTACAGCTTTCTTTCTGCCTCTCTTAGGCTTAACTGGCTCTTCTACGGCTTCAATAACAGGCTCAGGCGCAGGTGCAACTTCAGGTTCCTTAGGTTGCTCTGGCTCAGCCTTTACAGTCTCTTTAACACTCATTAGACGAGTTAGACCCCATCCAGCTAGTGCTATAAATGCTATAACTAACAGTATTTCAAAGTTCTCGTTCATTTCAATCTCCATCTTTAAATATTTTAATAGAACCATCTGGTTGGGCATGATATGCCACAAACTTAACACCAGGGTGTTCCTTCTTCATTGCTAGCAAGGCTCTCAAATTAGTCTTACTATCGTCATACATCATCACTTTTTTATATCCATGTTTCTGTATGTAGTCTTTGATTATTCTTGTCTTTGCTACTGCCGGTGACTCATTAGATTTTTGAATGTTACCAGCGCGATGGACATGAATGTCATCAATATCAATTCCTTGATTCTTAAATGTCTTTAAGAACTTATCTTTATCATCAAAGTCAGATCTTGCAGTATTTATAATTACTTTGCTGTGTGGATTCTTCTTCACTGTACCATGTATTCTCTTAACTTTGCTTATCATCTTGTGTATAGGATGTGACTCATCATGAAACTTTTTTGCAGACTTAAACTCTTTAAAGTCATACTTTTCACCTGGTTTTAATTTATAGTCATTAAACTGAGAGTTACTGAGATACTTAACTATCTTACCACTACTATTTCTAACACGTACTTTAGCTGTAGTGTGAAACATCGTGTCATCTATGTCAAATACATGCAACGCTGGTTTCTTCTCTTCATCTAAGAATTGTGTAAATCTAATCATGTCAGCAATGCCACTTTCTAAGTGCCTTATTGATGCGTGAATCAGGATCATGAGCAGTCTTAGATCCCGTTAGTCTCTTCTTCATTCCACCCATTCTTGCACAGAATGACTTACGACGATTTGCAGCCTTACTACCAGCCTTTAACTTAGAAGGCTCTGCAGTGACTGCAGTCTTAAGATGATGCCCTGGATTCTCTCTATTGTATCTATCAACACCAGCTTTAGACATACCGCCAGAAGGATTCTGATCCTTCTTGTTTAACTCTTCAAGATGCTTACCGCAAGTGCAGTTACCGTTACACTCAAATAAGTTTGAAAACTCTATAAAACTCTTCATTCACCACCGTCACCCGAGCTTGAACTCTTACCTGGATAAGCAGAGTGCATCTTCATGTCAGAGCCTCTGAACTTCTTCTTTTCAACAGGAATCTTCTTGCCTGAAGCGTCTCTGACATACATCTCTTTGACAACTCTCTTAATTGTCGATAGGGTCTTACTATAACCTGGAGTCTGGCTTTTGTACACATCTGTTAGAGCAGTTGTGCCCATAAATCTGCTTGATGGATCATCAGAATTGTGTGATACTTTCTCAGCACCAGTATACTCTTCTTTTTTAGATTGAGAATCTATAAAGTCCTGCTTTGAAGGTGCACCCTTTGAACCGGGCTTACGCATATGCTCACCAGAGCCATGCTTGATTCTTTCTCTCTTTGCGTGAATGTTATCCCAAAGACCACGCTTTTCTAATAGATCTTTATCGATTTCTGTTGCAGCTCCACCGGCTATAAATGAGTTGACCCTATTAAAAGCTAATTGCTCGTCTAGAGATGCGGCAAAGCCTCTCTTGTACACTTCTAAAAGTGTATCAAAAGAAATGCCACTCTGCTCTGACTTCTTATATAGGGAGATAATTTGCTTATGCGAAGGGGCTACGGCAACCCCCTGTTGCTCTACGAAAACTAGCTGAGGACTAGATTGGAGACTTATTTCTTTCGACATTGGTGTTTCCCTTAGGCTTAACCAAACAACAACGCAGGATTGCCGTAGCTTTCTGCAGCATTTGTATTTATATTTTAGTACGCTTTGGCTTAGGCGGTTTCTTTGTTGCTAATGGCTTTTTTGCTGGTAAAGTCTTCTGCGTTGTTGCAGCTGGCTTAGTAGCAGCCGGTGTACCCCTTAGTTTATTGTTTTTCTTTTCCATCTCTTTCATGATCTCTCTGCGCTGTTGCTCTTTTCTAGCTTTCACACCAATAACGTCATCACGCTTGGCATATTTTCCAAGTGATATAGGATTAGTATCTTGATCGATCTTAATGTCCATACCCTGCTTAATATCATTAAACAATTCCTTAGCATGCTCATCTTGCATATCTTTAGGAAGACCTTTCTTAAACTCACCAAACTTATTATTGATGGCATGTGATCTCTGTCTGGTAGCTGATACACTTGATGGATCCTCGGCATCAGCGTCAGGGTCTCTTGTTCCTGCTGAGACGACATCGATTCTCTTAAAGTTATACTCTTTACCATTATATGTATCGAGTAACTTCTTAAACTCATCGACACGATCTGATCCAGCAACCATTATGAGATGATCGATGCCCTTGGCAGCTAGCTTCTTTGCTTGCTCAATAACAGTAGGTGCATCTTTACCAGCAGCCTCTACATTAACACCAGGGAACATGCGCTTAGCGTGCTTTACCTTTTGTTCCGGTGTAAGTGGATTTTTCTCTGGATCTTGTGTTCCTGAAAGCACAACGGTGTGACCGGCTTTTCTGTCTTTAGCTAACTCAAGTACCTTATCTGTAAGTACTTTATGACCAGCAGTAGGTGGATTCATACGGCCAAATGCCATGACATGCGGGTTCTTAGTATCTGACTCCTCTGCAGGAGTAGCATCAGGGTCACCCTTACCACGATTATTAGCAAAATTATTCTTACTGAACTCTGCACGATCCACGAGTTTTGTAGGTCTACCATTACGTGTAGCAACAAATCCTTCTGGCTTAACTTCTTTACCGCCGACGGTGTGCTTATATGGTGTAGGGTTTCCTATAGCCTTGACAAGGACATCTTTAGCCTTTTGTAGATGACTGTGCATCTCAAAGAGTTTCTTAAACTCATCTTTCTTTTCTTTGGCATGGTCTATGACCTCGTCTGCAGCTGCAGCTATCTTCTGCTTGCCCTTGTCAGACTTAGCCTTATCCACATCTTTCTTTTTCTTAGCTTCAAGGAACTGTATGTATCCTCCAATAGAAGGAATGGTGTCATCACGAACTGTCGAGTTGATATATGTCTTCATTGTTATCTCATGCTTCTCTAGATCATCTAGAGTTGCAGGATCCATCTCAGAGTATACTTTTGCAGCTTCTTCTTTATGCTTCTCAAACTCTTTCTGCATCGAGGAAGAGTAGCGTGTCTTAGACTGGTCAATCTGTGGATTGATTATATTGACATCAGGATCTTTCTGGAAAGCGTCCTGATCCACATCAAAACCTGCTTTCATGTCATCCAAGCTTTTACCTTCATACTTCGTGTGTACGACAAACCCCATTTCAGACTTATTAATCTTACGACCTTCAGGACCGTTTTTAGGAATAGAGTAAGTGATCGTATTAGGCGTAAAGCTATAATCGCTTGAGTTCTCATCTCCTGATAGATCTCCTTTATCATACATGAAGTCGCCTTGGTAGACTCCCTCAGGTTTACCCTTCTCATTCTTTGGCATGATCTTTGGTAAATGTTCTAGCGCGGCTTTAAGCTTAGCTACTAGACCAGGAGAGTGGCCATGATTGTTCTCAATGTCTTTAACTGTATAGTTGATCTTAGGCTCCTTGTTAAACACAGACTTGGATCCTACGAAGAATTTACCATTCTCTGGATTAATACCAAATACAATTGATGGAGATCCATCATACTTTGTCGTTATCGTAGATCCACCAGCACCTGTCTTAAGAAAGTTATCGATGTCATCGAGAGTATCTGCTGCGTGTCCTACGCCTTCATGGCCACCATGGATTATGTGATCCTCGGCGTGCTCAAGATGCTTGAGCTTATCAACGTCTAAAGATTCAACTAAGAATGTTTTAAATGTTATCATTTTAGTAAATCTTTCTTTAGTTGATCAATTTTAGATTTTGAATTAGATTTAGCAGCTTCAAGTGAATTCTTAAATTTCTCTGAATAACTTTTTACGACACTATTATTTGGCCAAATAACAGCGCGTGCATTAGAAAAACCACCTTGATTTAAACCTTGTGCTTCTGATTTAATTAAAAACATTGCTGGTGAATATATATCATCTTTATTAGAGACAAAAGCAGGACCACCTAATAATGGATTTACAGTAGTGTGATAACTACCTTGTAATTTAAATACATTAAGTCCTTTTCCTGCAACTGGAATAAACTTTATATCTCCATCTATAAGAATTGAACAATTATTTAAACCTATAACTCCTGTAGAATAGTCTTTACCAAACATAACTTTATAAGCTACAGAAGCATCGCTAATTAATTTAGCAAAATTAGATCCTTTTTTCAATTGATTAAAATCATATCTTCCATTAGAATCTTTACTAAGACCTAAAGCTTTAAATATAGTTTCTACTTCTGTAATAAAATTATCAATTTCTGGAAATGACTTAGCAGTAGATTTATCAGTAACACCTAAATCTGCGGAGAAACCCCCATATTGTTGGAAATCGCCAGCTTTAGATCCTTTTTTATGAGACACAAATATTTTTGATATTGTTCCATCTTTAAATACCATATCCGCTTTAGGTCGACCAGATACTTGCTCAAATATATTAACATCATATGACTGGTTTCCAACAACTAATTTAATTGAACCGTATTCATTAATTAAATTTTGAAGTTGGTATTGAGTACTAACAACTTGTTCAGACTCTACAGCTTCAGTTTTATCTGATTCTGTAAGAACTTTGCTAGGATCTTTAGATAAAAAATAAGCAGCAATTAAGATTACTCTATTTTGCTTTGACATAGACAATGTTGGATCTATATTTTCAAATACAGTTTTTGATACACCTGAAACAGATGTTTTTAATCCATCAGGATAAGAACTAAAACTTTTTATTGAGCTTTTGCCGACACGAAAAGCTACGCTTTTAGAGAAAATATAACATTTCCAACTTAAAGATGATTTTGATAATTCTCTAACAATATCAGAAGCTTCTTTATCGGCTAATATTCGGCTATATAAGGCATCGCGATTTTTATTAGCAGAAGCAATAGCTTTTTCCATATCTAGTTCATTTTGAAATTTAGTCATGTAAACCTCTGTCATGTTTTACTATATTTATAATGAAAAAGGGGTGGACCCTATGGATCCACCCCTCTCAGTGTTCTAAAAATAGTATGGCCGGGCGGAACCCCACCGTTTTCTCCCAGCTTTTCCTCGATTTTACGACTTGCCTCTTTGCTGTGCACAAGCAAAACATACCATTCTTTGCAGTTATTTATCAGAAACCCTAGCAAAAATCTGATCCACATTCGCTTTTTTTGTAAAAAAGTTAGGTGTCCAGCCATCAAATGCTGCACCGAAGTTTAGCTTACGAGACATAGTCTTAGCCTTGTGCTCATCATTGCTCTCAAAGATGATATGGTTAGTCGCACTCTCGACTACACCGTACAACGAATCAAACTTCTTTACTTTATAGGATGTCATTTGAACCCCGCAAACTTTGATTTATCGAACTTAGGTTTAGATCTCTCATTGTCTTCATGGCCGAACTTAGTCGTATCCATGATAGGCACGTCAATATCTGCTTCGTCTGTATCAAATAATCTCATCTTACTCCTGTCAACTCCCAACACAAACTTCTTTATGCTGTTAGGATCAGCATAACGATTCTTCAGCTGCTTAACCATGATCTGACTTGACTCTGCCAACTCATCGGTAGAGATGAGTGCAAACATCAGATCTGCGGTAGCAGGAAGACCAAACGACTCTGAGGTGTCCTCGAGTCCAACATCACTGTTAGAGTAGCCAGACCTGGTGGTCTGTGTGGCTGATATAAGTGGAACGTTAAACTCAACTGCTAGTCCACGAAGCTCCTCGGCGATAGCCTTGACATACGTGTATGAGTTAACGTTAGCACCAGCCTTCAAGCGTGACGACATGCATATATTTAGATAATCGACATATATAACATCTGGAATAAAGTTGCGCTTGATCTTCAGCTCGTTGAGTAAGTGCCTAAAGTTACCAGAGCCGGCACACGCTGTAGGATATTCCTTGATGATAAGTTTGCCCTTAGTCTTCTCACGAAGCTTGACTACCTTACGATCGTACATATCTTTCGGCATGTCTTTAAGCTGTGCGATATCGATGTCAAGTAAGTTAGCATCAATACGCTCTGCGATCTTCTCTTCAGACATCTCTAGAGTGATGTATAGAACATTGAGACCAGCCATGAGGTTAGCCGATGCGCAATGACACATGAAGAGCGATTTACCGACACCTGTACCGGCGAGAGCAATGTTGAGTGTCTTTCGTGGAAGACCGCCCTGCGTAATCTTATTAAAGTAGTCGAGGTCGAACGGTATGCGGACTTCCTTTGAGTGGTAAAACTCAAAACGGCCATCCGCATCTTCAAGGAAGTCATGCCCGATGTGAGTGTCAAATGATACAGCCAAGGAATCTGAGAGAATTTGGGGAATAGAACCCTTCGACTTAGCTCCTGTCTTGTCATCCAAGATCTGGATCGAGGACATGATCGCGTTGTATACGGCCTTCTCTTGACAGAACTTTTCTGTCTGGTCGAGTAGCCAGTCGATCTTCGTTTTATCATCTGTCGATAAGCCATCGACTAACTCCTTAGACTTATCATACGTCTCTTGACTAATGTTATCTTGATTACGAAGGTCTACGAGTAGAGCCTCCTTAGTAGGAAAGGAGTTGTACTTGTCGACATACGTGTTAATGAGTTTAAATACATTCTTGTCTGTGAAGTCAGAGAAGTACTCATCCTTCAAAAACGGTATTACCTTGCGGCCGTAATCCTGGTTCAATATCAAGTTGCTGAATATTAACTTTTCGATACTCATCTAATCTCCCTGCGGCCCGCTCTTTAATCTCTCTCTTCTGCTCTGTATTAGCAGTGTACCAGTCTGTAGCCTCCTGTGATGATCTACCACAAGAGCTACAGACATAGTCATTCATTCTAAAACAACAAGAACCCTTACAGATGCCGTCTGACATCTTCTACCTTAAACACACCATCGGCAAAATTACGAGCAGCACTCTCTACGTAGTGCATACTCTTGTCAGGATACTCGATGTCACCAATATTCACATCGTTATCAATGAACTCAATAGATAGTGTTTCTTTGTTTAGGTGTATCTTGGCTACTCGCGTCTTATCGCTATTTGTGTACTCAGTTATCTTCATCGTCATCTCCTAAGATTGCTCCTCCTGAACCCATCATGTAGCGGTTCTCAATATACTTAGCAAAGTCAGTGTCCTTAAAGAGCTTCATCCAAAACTCTTTATTATCGACGATGTCACCAGCACGCATACTAGGCGTGTGTACCTCGCCAGTCTCTTTGTCTACTGTAGCATACCAGCCAACTTTTGGCTTAATAATATACCCACCATCAACAGCGATGTCAAGAAGGCCAGACCATCGATTGATACCGCCCTCATAAGAGATAGTAATTGGAATCTTAGACTTTTCCTTAACATAGCGAGACTTCTCCACATTGATGACGAAGTGATATCCCTTGATCTCCTTGTCGTCCTTGTCTTGCTGACGACCAAGGATCCAGATATTATCAGATCCATAATAAGAACCTGTACCACCACCGACAACATCCTTCGAGTACATCTCAATAGTCTTATAGGTGTGGTTGATGACTACCATAGGAATATCCTTGAGAGTCAAGTGAGGTGTGATCATGCGGAACAGAGACTTAAGCTGTTTAGCGCGTGACATATCAGCTACAGACTTACCGTCCATAGCATCATCAACTTCTTTCTTAGAAGCAAGATTGCCAATAGAGTCAATAACGATCATGACATGCTCATCGCGTGTCAACTCTTTCATCTGCTGCATGATGTCAAACTTTAACTCCTCGATATCGGTGATAGGAGTATGTACTACAGAGTCAAACGGAATACCAAACGTGTTAAAGTATGATTGAGGAGTGCCGAACTCTGAGTCATAGAATAGTACTATACCATCTTTATACTTTTTTAGGAATGCTGACACCATTAATAGGGCGAACCCCGTCTTGAAGTGTTTCGATGGACCAGCTAACATCGTAAGGCCTGGTGTTAACCCACCGTCCACTGTCCCAGATAAAGCTACGTTTATCATTGGCACCGGCGTCGGTATTATGTCTTTCTTTGTGAATATCTTGCTGTCTGTCAGAGTCGACGTCATGTCGATCGTCGAGTTCTTTATTAACTTGTCTCGTAGTAACATTTATATCTCCAAATACATTACTGTCAATATTCAATATACCATTTTCATCTATATTTGTAAACCTTTTTATTTGTGTTAATCCATGATTGGCTGCCAATAAAAGAACCACAGCAAGCGGATCAAAAACAATAACAAGGAGAATAATAACCCACCTAACAGCCAATTCAAGATTTTCAGGTCCAGAGGTTCCATATAATGCCGCTGCGATATATTTAATCGGTCCAACTTCTGCCTCGAGTTTCTTAATGCCCGAGTCAAGTTTAACTTTTTGTGACTTGAGATTTGCAATAATCTCTGTATGTTGATTCTTTTGTTTTGTAAGGTCATCACGGATCTTTCTTTGTTTTTCAGCAGCCTGAAGAGAACTAGCGGCTTGACCTTTATCAGTCATTTTTGTAACTGCAGCATCAATCTGAGATATTTGTTTATTTAAGTCGTCAATAGTCGCTTGCTCTACATCTATCTTAGTCTGTACTATCTGAGCATCATCTGCATTACCAGTAGTTATGTTTATATTCTGCTCTATATGTGCTTTAGACAAGAAGCCAAAAGTACCCATGCTAGTTATAAGCATCAAGACTATAACAGCTAATATAAGATATATCTTTAATAATAAAGGGCATTGCTTCCAATTATGGAATAGCCAGGTTGATCCTATAAGTTTACCAACCTCTAAAGCTGTACCCATTACTATCACTGGATAGTAGGATGCAGAGAAAATAGCAGTTAGTCCTATGATGCTAAAGTATGCTGATACTCCTGATATGCAGAATGATACCAGCAATGCTACGATATTAATCATTGTCTACGTAGTCGTTTACTTTCTTAATGAATGCCTTTATTTTTTCAGATCTATCAGGCCACAGAATATATGTCTTATCTGGATCTTTTGAGAGATTATTAAGCAGCGGCATTATCATATCGCGTAAGCCATGTAGTTTGTCTGTTAAGTCTGATGTAGTCTGTATTACTACCTTAGACTGCTCCTCAACTTTCTTTTTAAGCATTTCCTCGTGTGCTCGAAGCTCTTGCTCTGATACTAAACTAAAACCAAAATCATCTTCACTCATTGTGTTACCTTTCTTAGCCAAAGAAGCTCTCCAAGTTTGCGACCTTCTCGGTCTGCCAACCGATGATGTTAGTGATAGACTTGAGCGGGTCGAGGAAGGCCTTCTCGAACTGCATGTTACGATCAATGTACTTATCAATATTTAACTCAGGTGGAAGAGTGTCAGGTGCAGAGATCACGCTATCTCCAATAGGATTAGGGAACTTAAGATACGCAAATTTAATCTTGTCGCCGTTCTTGATAGGAGCGACATTCTTAACCTGATTGCGTTGTATAGCATGGTTAAACAGTAGTGCACCTTTGACTTGAATAGGTGTACCCTTCTCGTAGATAGTCCTAGAGTTGCGGTACTTCTCCATACCCTTAATACCACGAGGGAATGCCACCTGCTCAAATGGAAACTCCATAAACTTAGCACGGAAATCTTCAATGAACAGCTGAAGATCGTCTTCAGACTTATTCATGATGATAGTGAGTGCCTTCTTAATGTTCTCACGGCAAGAGTAAGGAGTAGAAGACCGCACAGCCGATAGCCCCGAAATCTTTAGCTTAGGCTCATCGTACTGTACACCCTCGATGTTCCATGCATTGAGCATGTACATCTTCTTGGCAATCCATATACCCTTGCTGGCGATCGTCTCACGCTTCATCTGCATCTTCTGCTGACGAGCATTCATCATGTCAGCGAGCTGCTGATAGCACTCGTTCATGTAAGGCTGAATGCGAGCCTCGATGAACTCATCTAGCATCTGAACGATCTTTAGCTCATCAGTCTCACCAGCCCAGCATACAAGACCGTCAAGCTCGATATAGATGGAGTCAGTGTCAGAGGCGATGATGTAGTCCTTATTAGTCTTGAGCATCTTGTTTAAGAACTCATTCATCTTCTTCTCAATCCAGCGAATAGACAGCTGGCCAGATGTAGTTATGGCCTCCGCGTTGTTGAAGCTAAACCACCTGAAGTATTCATTCCCCAGTGCACCATAAGCAGAGTTGAGCTGAATCTTTTTTGCAAGTTGCATATTGTGGTAACGCGCGACGAGTTTGGCATCTTCACTAGACTTGGTTTTTTCGTATTTCTTTTTTGCCTCAAGCATCTTTTTCTTATACATCGAGCGGTCATTATACATCTTCTCCATTAGTGCAGGAAGGAACCCTTGTTTGTCTCTCTTGTATGCACAACCATTAGCAGCCCAAGAGAAACCCTCACCATTACCTTCTGCGTAGTTATACTCACCAGACAAGAGTTGATCGATAGATGGGAATGATCCGGCACGAGCGTATAATGTTTCCGGACTAATATTGTACTGCATGATAAGGTGAGGGTACAGCGAGTTTAAGTCAAACGACACGACCCACTTGCTAAGACCGACCTTAGGATCCTTAACATGACCACCGACTAAAGCCATAGGCATAGCGTGTTTTGTAGATTGAGGGATGACAATATTCTGATCTAACAGATAGTTGTGTATGATAATATCCCATGGCTTGACAGTCGCCATAGTGTCATTGTAGTTGACCTTAGCATCGTACGCTAGAGCCATGACCTGCTCGATGAGTTTAAGTTTGTCCTCTAGTTTGTCTACGAGTACGCAGTCGTGTATATTATACTCGATGAACTTTTGAAAGTCGTTCTTATATAACTCGAGCAGCGACCCGTGCTCAGAGTAGTCTATCTTCTTCTCACCGAGTTCCACTTGTGCGATATAGTCAAGCTTATACGACTCTTGATTTGAGAATGAAAACTTCTTATAGAGTTCTAGATAATCGAGTGAGGCGATACCGGCAATATCATACACGATATCTTTTTTACCAGATCCATTAGCGACTGACTGACCACGTGTAATCTCACGCTCCTGTACAAAACCCCATGGCGATAGCTTGTTAACATCCTTATCGCCTAATAGACGCCGAATACGATTGACAAGATAGGGAATATCAAAGAACTCAGTATTCCATCCAGTTAAGATGTCAGGCATCCATGCATCAGACTGCCACACTTGCAGAAACTTCTGCAAGAGATCATACTCGTCCTCACACTTGAGATAGGAGATCTTAGAGTCATTGGTGTAGAAGTCGCCACAACCAAACACGGCTGACTGACCCTTGCTGCGAAGAGTGATTGCAGTGATAGCCTTGTCAGCTACTTGAATATTAGGGAAACCATCGTCAGATGCACACTCGATATCGAGTGATACAATATTAATAGTCGAAGGATCGTATTGTATCTCACCTTTATAGGTGTCATATATGTAAAGATACTGATAGTTAGTGAGGCCATAATACTCAAAATTGTCTACACCCTCATAGCGCTTGACAAAGTCGCGGGCCTCATACGCGCTATCAAAGTTTAACTTATCAACAGACTTACCATCTAGTGTCCTGTACTTACCCTTCTCAGATGGAAGGAATAGATATGGCTTATACTTTATGACTTCTTTAGTTCGGATACCCATATCGTATCCGCGGCAGTACACTTTACCACCGCGGAGAAATACGTCTGTGTAAAACTTCATAACAACTCCAATTAATCAACTGAAGAGTTTAAGTGCCTCTTCATATAGAGCAGTGCGCTCTTCAAGTCCTATAGTACCACCATTGATACGTTTTGTACAATGAATAATATCACCCGAGTCAGCTAATTCATTTAAATTATTTACACTCCAAAACCAACCCGCAGACATAGCTGCTCCTTCTTGTGTTTCTAGATACTCTACAGCGTCATCAGGAACCATTCCCATGTCTTTTGCAAAATGAGAATAATTTGCTCTTCCTGTAAGTTGTATAAGACCACGGCCCCTAAACTTATATCCATCACCAGAATCTTCATCACCATTTCCCATACGATTAGCATAGACACGATTAGCTATTTTCTCCGGATTATGGGCATAATCATCAGGATCTACATCATGAAAATATTTTGGAAATGTACGTGTTAATCCTTCTGACTTATAATTTAAATTCTCTTGTGTGTGATTAAGTCCACCAGACTCATGGCCAACTTGTGCAAGAAACATAGCAATTCTTTGTGGTGTATTAATTTCAAATTTATCACATGCCTTGTTAAGTGGCTCAACGAATGAATCTATAATAGATTCTTTTGTGTCCTCAAAGAAGGACTCTAGATGATCTTTTGTAATCATAATAATTCTCCAAAAATGATAATGGGGCATTGCGCCCCATTATTTATTACTTGCATCCCTCATTGATGATTACGAGTTCATCTTCATTATAGGGCCACATTGATAGCCTCACGAGAAATTCTGTTGATATCACAACGGTTAATACCAATATCAGCAAGATCTCTATCTGTTAGCTGATTAAGTTCTATGCGCGTGCGTCTTATTCTCTCCTCGCGCTTAAGCCAGGAGTTTATCTTTTCTAGTATCTGTGTCATTTTTAGTCCTTAGTTTTAATTTTATCTGTAGAAGTGACTTCTGTGATGTCGATCTTCTTGGGTTTCTTGTCCTCTGGAATGATGTGCTCAAGCCAAATCTTCAATAGACCATTAACTAAGGCAGCATTATTAACAACAACATTATCGGCTAGTGTGAACGAGCGAGTAAATGGGCGATCAGAGATGCCCTTGTGCAAGAAAGATTGATTAATACCATCTTCAACTAGTGTATCGACTGTAGTAGAACCCTTAACAATAAGCTTGTTATCTTCAAGAGTCATCTCTAGGTCTTGCTTGCCGAAGCCAGCAACAGCCATCTCGATAACATAAACATTATCGTCTGTCTTTTTTAAGTTGAATGGTGGATATGTAGCCATAGATGAGTTAGCTAGGTAGTTCGCTGTCTCTGTGAGACGGTCGGCAAACTTATCTGCGCCGACAAAGAACTTATTGAACTTATCGAGTTCTGCGAAAGTGTGATCGAATAGAAATTTAGTCATGTAGACCTCCTGTTAGGCAAGGTTAATAATACAACGGAACCCGAAGCGATCCGTCATATACTATATATGTATCCAGAGTGAGTTTGTTAACCCCCTCAGTGATATTTTTTTCTAAGTTTTTCTTCAGTAGTAACCATTAGATTTTGCATGTTTGTATCACACAGAAATACCGGTGTTAAACCGACCATCCTAAAACTCTGTGCACCCTTAAGTAGCATAGAAAAATTATTATCAGGATCTTCTTTCTCCATGTCTTTGGCGGCTTTAATCACCATCTCCTCAGGCATGACCATTAAGTTACTTACTCGTAATCCATAGACTGTGTCCATTGGAACTCCTTATTATTATTATTTTTAGTCCCACAACCCTCTATAGTATTTACCAAAAAGGATAAGTCCATTGGAGATACGAGCATTCCACTTATCGTATCCCTCTCTGTCAAACTCGTGTGTATTGTTTGGTCCGTGGACCATCTCATACATCTTCTTACCGTTGATCTCAGTCTCTTCCCACCTAATATCATAGTTACCAGTATGGAATTGTGAGTCGGCATTTTCATCGAGAATCTGAGAGAATGCCCAGATCATCTCGTCGAGTACCCACTTCCATCTGTCGTGATGATTGTCATCTGTGTCATACTCATTCTCTTTTGGAGGAGCAGCGGTTGACTTTAAATAATCGGGAACATCCTCGTCATCAACGAGCGGGGATCCATGCATTACTTCTCTTAACTTGACAAGAGTAGGATGGATTATATAGGCAAGAGTATGATCCGCAGACCATACATCATATCCATCAATATGAACTTTAATCTTACGGTTCTTCCATGCAAAGAACTTATTGATTGTGATATTTAGTACGTCTTGCCACTTATCGATCAGCCAGATAACTGTCTTGTCCAGCTTAGTGTACTCTTCCTCCTCGACTTGCCAGCCGTACTCAACCTTGTGCATCATAGCCAAGTATGATTTTTCAAATTCGTGTGTTGACCAGTGAGGAACGTAGGGTCCAAGATATACTTTCATGTCGATATCCTATAAATACAAAAAAATGGGAGGTTCATTATGGTTGCAAGACTACAGTTTTATATATTCATATTTGTCATACTATCGAGCGGATTTGCTTATTGGAAAACCCAAATAGAAAAGCAAGCTTTAATGGCATATAACCAGAAGCAGCTTGAGCAGGTCATGAAAGACCAGCAGGCTTTCCAGGCCAAGATGGACGAGTTAAATTCCAAACAAAAAGATATTGAGAAAGATCTAACTGCGCAAAATCAAGAGATCGATACAAAGATGAAGAGTCTCGAAGATTATTTATACTCAGCAGAGACAAAGCTGCTTGAGAAGCCAGCTACGATAATCTTAAAGAATACTATGTCCCAAATGAAGGGAAATACGAAATGAAGAAGTTAATCCCACTCGTAGCAATAGTTCTTTCAGGCTGCCAGACTGCTGATGTACAGATGTTGACTACTAAGGAGCAAGTCGTCATAACACCCAGTGAGTCTATGTATAACTGCCCAACAATTAGTAGTCTACCGGATCCCAAGACACTTACTGATCTTCAAGTAGCAAAGGTATTATTTGAGTTAAACAAGAATAACAGTGTCTGTAAAAATAGTATCACCTCCATCAAGAAATATCTTGAGGAGGCTAAGAAGACTGTTGAGAAGAAGTAACGTAGCTATTTGCTACCGTTAACGAATTGGTTATGATTACAACTCGATTGTTACGTGTTATGATGTATTGTCTCTTCCCCCGAGAAGATATACGAACACACACGTTGTACATCTCTCATTAGTTACAAAATACACGAAAGACTGGCCGACCATAAAAGTCGTAGCCAACTAAAGCACGACGACATACAGGTTCATAATCAAAATACTGTTGCTGATATGGTTGTGCATACCTAGGTTGGCTCATGCCCTCGAGGATCCCACCAAGTATCATTCCGCCAACCAAGGGTGCAACCCAGTTGCCACCTCCACCACCACGATTGTAGTGATAGTGGTCATGGCGGTAGTAGCCATCAGCCATAGCTGGTGTGGCTAGTAGGGCAACGGCAGCGATGATCGCTAGCTTACGCATGTTAGACTCCAAATGTATCAAGGGGGATACGGGCCGGTTGGGTAGTCATATTAAAGACAGACTCTATGTAGTCCAAGTCGAAGTCGTTGGTGTGAGAAGCTACAAATGTAACTACGTCACGAACGTCTCCAAGGCCTTCTTCCAAGATGGCACGCAGCACCAAAGTCTCCTGCAATTCCAGCTGGGCAGAGTAACGGTTCATATCTTCTTCGTTCCACATGATCAATCTCCATATTGGCTATATTCTCAGTGTACACCATATTTAGATTAATGTACATAAAAAAATAGCGCCAGGACGGATCCCAGCGCTATTTTTTTAATGTCAGAAGTATTAGAACTTGACAGTCAGACCGAGCATAAATTGGTCGCCGGTAGCATTAAAGTTCGATGACGTATCAAAGTTTCGGTAGTACTTAGCACTGACGGCATAGGCTGGAGTGACTTCATAGGTCACACCGGTACCTAGCTGGTTGCTCTGATAGCCATAGGTACCGGTATCAAAGGCAGTACGGTAACGATAGCTGACTGCATTCCATGTAAGCTTATCCATGACCTTGTAGTCTGCGCTTCCGTAGACTGCAACGTATGGGAAGTTAGCAGTAGTGAACTTCTCACCGACACCAACCTTACCAGTTACCGAGAGTCCGGTCATTACTGGAAGGGTGTAGCTAGCCTGTGCCTCAAGGTTCTGGTTAAGCTGAGAACCAGGAACCTGGGTTGTCTGTGCCATACCACCGATGGCAAAGCCATTACCCAGCTTGTGAGCATAGGTTAGCTGATAGATGTCATCAGTCTTGGAACCTAAGTTGCCAACAGCCGTATCCTGGCCATAAGCAGCTGTCAAACTATCGGTGCTCTCTGCTGGAACAGCAGCAGCTGCGACTGGGGTAGGCAATGGTGCCTTCTTCTTGTTAGGAAGATCAGTAGCATATGCGGATGTTGCTGCAACAAGAGCAGCAATAGTCAATAGGGTCTTCTTCATTTAGTACTCCTTGGTTATAATAATGGTGCCCACGGTCAGACTCGAACTGACACTTTGGAGATTTTAAGTCTCCTACCTCTGCCGTTGGGTTACGTGGGCTTGTTAGAGCCCGAGAATGTTAGACTTATATGTCAGTTTACCTCCTTGGTAACCAGTACGAAGATACTCCTCTAACATCTCAAATCGGAAGGCAGCGTCTTGGTCGCCTTCCTTCTCTAAGTCCTCTTTAGCGGACTTACAGAAATCTACTAGATCACGTAGTGCAATGCGGTCTCCGTCACGGAGAACCGCTGAGTGTGTCTTACCTGGTCTCTGGTTCATATTTATATCCCTCGTTAACCATTTAGATATAATAAACCAGTTTTCAGATAATGTACACAACTATTTTTGGCTGAGGGACTAGGATTCGAACCTAGGTTGACGGAGTCAAAGTCCGCTGTCCTACCTGTTAGACGACCCCTCAAGAAATGGCTGGGGGTCAAGGACTCGAACCTCGGACATGCAGAGTCAGAGTCTGCCGTTCTACCAACTGAACTAACCCCCAATGGTGGAATGCCAGGGAATCGAACCCTGTCTTTCTGCGTGCAAGGCAGATGTGCTCCCGTTATCACTAGCACCCCATATTAATAAGTGGCAGATTCTGAGTTTCTCTTACGTGTGTTTCTTCTCAGCAAAAACACAACCACTTATATTGGAGCGGACGATGGGATTCGAACCCACGACATTTTGCTTGGCAAGCAAAAACTCTACCCCTGAGTTACGTCCGCGTATAGAGGGTGAAGGGATTCCCCTCTATTTATTAGTAATTATAACGCTCAGACATGATTGTCTTGAGCATAATAGCTTCTGGTGTAAAGTTATCCAGATCTGCTGCCAGAACTGACTTAACAATTGCTGGAGAGAAACCAGATATCAAAGCAGCACCACGCACATCATACTTGACAGGAACATTGTCTTGAGCATTTAGGTTCCAAAACACAATGTTAGGAATTGTGTAGCCGGCCTCTGCATACTTACGCGCAATCATCTGCATTGCTGAGTCGTCGAAACGAGCGCATTGGTCAAATTGCATGTCAGACAGAATCAACAGAGCTGCTGGCATCTCTTCGTGAGGAACATTATTCTCAATAGCAACATCTAAGATCTTTTGAATAGCTGCATTAAGGTTAGTGTTCATTTCCCATTCAGATGATACCATCTGCTTCATCTTATCAAGGATATTACCAGTGAGATTAAGAAGCTTAGGTTTTTCAGAGAAAGTCAAGAAGGTATCCTTGAACTTACCCTTGTTCTTATCTGCAAGGTAAAGACCTAGAGACACAGATACATCCAAGCAAGTAACAGAAGACTTAGAGTTATAGCCACCTGCCTTAGATATCATAGAACCTGAAACGTCAACTAGTGGAAGAATATTAGCATCACCAACATAGTTAGGCAATGCTTCCCACTGAGCCAAGATGTGGTTCATGTTAGACTGATCATAGTTATTACGATAACCAGAAGGCCAAACACCTTTAATAACATCGTAAGGATAAACTGCACCAGCATTAACCTTAACCTCTGCACGATCTTCAGGCTTATCAGAGACAAGCTTTGCAGCCCATTCCTTATACTTCTCAGTGTGACGTGAGAATGCCTTCTTATAACGTGAAGAAGCAACAGAAGGAACGTGGTTGAAGTTAATGTTATCCCAGTCCTTTGCACACATCTGAGTCTCAACAACTTGTGTCAATTCAACCAGACGCTTACGATAGAACTTAGGAGTCCAACCAAGGTGCTTACGAAGCTTTGCAGCTACTTCACCCTGACGAGGCATCCACTTTGCACAAAGACCATTGCCCTGCATAAGAGCAGCATAGATGAATGAGAAAGCAAAGCCTTCTAACTCAGTATCAACTAGGACGAGCAAGTCATCCCAACGACCAAGTTCTGGTACCTTCATGATCATTGCACGTGCACGATCCTGATCTGTCTTAGCAAGATCCAAAAGGATGTCACGGAAGATCTTACGCTCACCAGCACCACCACGGATGTCACGAGCCCACAATGCAATACGACCAGCGATATCTGCATCTTGAACACGAGCTGCTGTGAAAGCAGGAATTACGTTTTGCCCACGCATAGCACCAATCTTGAAGAACAAGTCAGTAAGAGCGTTAGCAGTAGATGCACGAGCCTTCATGCCATTTGTAGTTCTATCAGATTGATTTTGAACAGCGCTTGCAAATGTAGTCATATCACTTCTCCATTTTACTACAGATTCAACTTTTGTTTGTTTCGATACAAATTTTGAGGGTTGCGGAACTGAATCTAAATCGACAGGATCTATTCTGCTTTTTCCATAAAAAAGTGCCTTACGGCAATTGTGCTGTAAAGATCCTAAAATCAACAGAGTGAATTTTGTTTGCCTCACCACGAGGCGGACTCGTCAGATGTGACGAATATTGGAGTCGAACCAATCATAGGCTTTTAGGCCATTTATTTGCTGAACTCACTCTAAAACTTGGTAGTCGGTGACGGGCTTGAACCGCCGACATTCTCGGTGTAAGCGAGATGCTCTACCAACTGAGCTAACCGACCGTATAAATATGCTTTATTATATATCTTTATTGGAGCAACACTATGATAAATGATTTAAGTTTCCTAGAGAAAGCCTATCAATTTGCAGTATTAGCTGGTGCTGCCTATAAGGATGATTGTAGTAAAGAATTTAATGACCTAGGTTTAGGTAACTATGTATTCTTTGATAATGCAGGAGCACAGGGTCATGCAGCTTGCAATGACACAGACTTAATCCTGACATGCAGAGGCACACAACCAACCTCCGTTAATGACTTACTAGCAGATCTAGACACTATTCCAAAAACACATGGCTTTGGCTTTGTACACTCTGGCTTTAGAAAAGAAGCCCGTAAGATCATGCCAATGATGTTTAACTATGTTAAGAGATATCCTGGTCGCAACATATGGATTACCGGTCATAGCCTAGGGGCTGCAATGGCAACCTATATAGCCCAAGAACTTGAGTTCGCAAATCTAACTCCTAAGATGTTATTCACATACGGAAGTCCTAGAGTTGGAAGCCAAAAGTATGTCGACTATTTTCCAGTAGAGCATCATCGCTTTGTTAACTGCAATGATGGTGTCACAAATGTTCCACCTGTATTTTTAGGATTTAGACATCATGGAAGTCTTCACTATATCAACTTCTATGGAAACATACGCGAGTTGACACAGTGGCAGAGAATTAAGGATAAGTGGAGAGCCCACATAAGATCTTGGAAACAGGGTAAATGGGTTGACGCTATAGAAGATCACAGCATCAGTCTATACGCTGAGAAGATCAAGAACATAGACCCATCAAAGTAATTGGTGTCCCGTTTTAAGCGACGGGACCAGCGCTAACTGGCGGAGTGATGGCGGAATCGAACCCCTGGCCTTTCGGCTCCTACCGCTTTCAAGGCGGTGCTAGCATCCCCGGCTAGACATGCACTCCTTATAATCTTTTCATTATCTCCTTATAATATCTAGTGTTCTTAGATATTCCTGCTACGCCACTCGCGTAGTAATTAACGGCTTGTCTTATATCGCCGTTAGAGATATCTAAGCCCTCTTTGAGATAACTCATGGAGTATTCCAGATTAGTCTCAGGATCGTTAAGCTTATCACACTTTCCGACCATGCCTAGCATCTTGGCTGTTGAGCATCTAATCTGTCCGAGACCATATTCCCCCCGAACTCCTGTGACGTGTGTACTGTAGTTTGACTCCAGGCTAATAACGGCCTGCGCTAACGCTACAGGTACGTTATGTTCTGTTGCTTTCTTACTGACTAATTCAATTATGCCCGATTTGTCTTGAGCATATCCAGTCGAATTCAATGAAAACAACGTAAGTAGTCCTATAGCTAGGACTAAATGCGGTTTCTTCATGTTTTGTCCTTCTGTTGGTTGCGCAGCTAGGAGTTGCACCTAGAACTGGGGATTATGACTCCACTGTGATACTGTTTCACTACCGCGCTCCGGTTTTAACCTGTCCTGAATTGAACAGGTCTATTATATATCCGTCTTAGAAAGTCCAGCCCTCTGCCTCAGCTCAGTGGTAGAGAACCTATGTTTACGGGAATTGTATTCTATATCAATACCAGCATCAATACAGTACTGTTTTCCTGTAAAATCTTTGCCAATATAGTCTTCCCCGATAAATCTAATATTAATATCAGCTGTCTGTAATATATCCATAAGATCCTGCTCGGTCTCATACACTATAATCTCATCGATATATTTGACTGCTTGTAGTTGCAATTGTCTCTCTACAATAGATTGTACGGGTTTATTCTTAGTATCGGGCCTATCTATTGTAGGGTCTGTCTGTAATCCTACAATAAGATAGTCGCAATTATTTTTTGCCTCCATGAGCATAAGGACATGACCGGCATGAAGAAGATCAAAGGTACTACAAGTAAATCCAGTTTTCATTATACACCCCATTTTATAAATAAGTACACATGAATTTTAGTTATTTACTGTGAATTTTAGTTATTTTTTTACATAAAATTACCAGGAGATAACTAATGCTCGATCCAAAGTCCGCAGCAAAGCTGGGCAGTTCTCTAGGAAAGGGTCTTAGCGACCAAGTATTCGGCATCGTAGACGATGTCAGAAACGCTAAAAATATTAAGGCTGCTAATAATCAAAGAATTATTAATCAGAATAAGATCACTGACATCAACAATCAAGTAACGCGCAATAATAACAGACTGCGCGAGCAAGCTATGCGAGAGATCGCTGCAGAGCAAGAAGCTACGATGATAGCCAAGATGTCTCCGGCTCAGCGCCAGCAGTACTATAAAGATAAAGCAGATGCTGCAAAAGAAGCACATAGAGCTAAGGTAGCTGCAGAGAGAGCACATGAGGAAATGATGGAGCTCGTGTGGGTAGGTGTTATATTATTTATCGTTGTTCCATTCATGGTATGGATTGGACTACTTATATGGGGTATGTCTGATGTATTGGCTTGCTATAATATGAAGGGTATTATTCCTCTCATGAAAGCACTATGTGGTCACTAATGGTTGAGCCTGTTTCTAAAGAAGATATCGACACTCATCCATGGTTAGCCTCATGGAATAAGATCGATAATGATGCACGCATGGACATTATACGATCTAAGTTGATGGAGTTAGAAGATAATTTAGGAATCGCCTCTATAATCTTGTTAACACTAATTAGCATATTAGTAATAGGTGTTGGATATGTCCTTGTGAATGAATTATCAAGTGGATCAGTATCCATAAGCCAAGTTGGTGGATTAGTCAAACAATTTACGGGGAAGTAATATGTCTACAGTATCAGATAAAACAGCTCAGATGAGCGAGACGCTAGCAGCGAGTGCTAGCAAGAGTGCATTGGTAGAGAAGATCGTATTTGCAGCAGTTCCGATCTTATTCTCTTGTGTAGTATACTTATTCACCGCTCTTAGTTCTTCTAATCATGCTATCACGGTTCTTGAGAGTAAAATTGCAGTTGTAGTCAATAACGACAACAAGGCAATCCCTCCACAAGGTACCACGATCGACATGGCTCAAATTCGTGAGAATCTTAACACGAAGATCGATAAACAAACAGGTGAGCTCGGTGATAAGATCGACAAGGTAGAAAAAGACGCTGCTCTCGCTCGTGCTAATATGACTCTTGAACGCGAGAAGCAACTTGCGGCTTTAGAGAAGCAGCGTATGGACATGACGGCTGAGGCAGCAACCGCTCGTGCAAATATAAGAGCAGACGCGTCCATGGCAACTCAGCAACTTAAAGAAGCTCTAAATGATAGAGTAGACGGTGTCGAGAAGAACTCTGCTCTTGCTAGAGCAGAACTTGATAAGAGAATAGCTTTAATAGAGCAACTCATTAAAATGGGAAAGAAGTAATATGGTTATGAAAGACAAGACAGGTAAGATACTGTCTCGCTCGGAGGGTGAGGCGATCATGAAGAGCCGTGGTGCTATCACTATATCTATATATGCAGCGCTACTTGCTATATGCACACTTATCGGTGGTAGCTTGAGCGGTAAGATATTATCAAATAATATCGCAGCTTCTGACACGTGGGCATTCTATCAAGCTAAGTCAATTAAGCAAGACCTTTATGAGGTAGCTAATAATATGATTACTGATATGAGTCTGCATGAGTCTTATATTAGAAATATAAACAAGCTCGCCGATGATCGTATGGAGATATACGATAAAGCTAAGAAGCTTGAAGCTGAGCGTGATGAGGCAAAGAAGAGAAGTCCATATATGAACTTTGCGTCTGCATTCTTGCAGATAGCTATTGTGCTAAGCTCGACATCTATTCTTGCAGTAAGCATGGAGCTTCTTTTTGCTTCTATATTAATAGGTGTATTAGGAGGATTATTCCTAGCAAATGGTATATGGTATTTCTTCACTATACCTTGGCTATAATGGTGCAGGTAATTGGAATCGAACCAATCTTATGCGCCTTATGAGAGCGGTTCGACACCTTGCCGACCTACCTGCTTAACTAGGATCTTCTTTTTTCTTTGGCGGTGTAGTCTCAAATCTTTTAGTTGCAGGAATCATTCCTTTACCAGAAGATATACCACACATTGTACCCTGCTCAGTAAGCTGTACTACTGTCCAGCTACCGTTATCGGGATTTACGTACATAATAAATTGTCTATCATGTTCATCTTTCATCTCAATGAATGGTTTTTCACTATAATTGTTTGAAATAAAATCATGTACTGTTTGTGCTGTTCCACATGGTTGTTGTTGTGCTAGTGCCGATGTTGATATCAATAGTAGGGGTATTAGGTATCTCATGCTTACCTCCCTGTTAAACTATTATTTATATGGTGCTGCCTGACAGGATTGAACTGTCGACCTCATCATTACCAATGATGTGCACTACCACTGTGCTAAGGCAGCATGGCGATCACGGAGAGACTCGAACTCCCAACCTTATCCTTAGGACGGATCAGCTCTGTCCAGTTGAGCTACGTGACCTCTTGACCCAATACTTATTGTAAAAGTATATCTTAGCCATATCGGCTCCGTAGTTCCAGAACCTCTCTTTCTCTACACGAGCCAGGGAATCAAACCATTCCCAGAATGCAATAGAGAAGTCTTCTTTCTCCATCTCCTCATCCATATGGTTCTCCTAAATTTGGTGCGCATGGAGGGACTTGAACCCCCAGAACCTAGTTTCTAAGACTAGTACGTATACCAATTCCGTCACACGCGCTAATTAAGTTCGGTAGGAACGAGTATGCATCCTCTTTTCAGTGCACGGGTTTCCAAGGTTATGAGGCACTGCCTCCCCGACCTCGCCATGAGAGCGACCCATGACCGACCATATGTTCTACACTGCCTACCGAATTCTGGAGCGGGCGATGGGATTCGAACCCACGACATTCTGCTTGGAAGGCAGAAGCTCTACCACTGAGCTACACCCGCATATCTCTATATATCTTAAGCTGCTAGTATCTCTTTAAGCCTATCTGCTGCGTAGCTGGCTGCCCAAGCATTTGGTTTTACCATAGGAATTACATTACACATACCTCTAATATACCCTGTTGCCTCATTAATTACACATGATGAACCATGATGTTCATCAGGATTAATGTCAAGGTGTACTTCCACAAGACGATCTTCTAAAACTTCAGCCAACTTCATATAAAGTTCGGCAATCTTAAAAGTTTCATTCATAAGTCTAAGGCGTGGCTTGTCTTTCTGCTGGTCAAAGTCACGCTCGCGCTGTACCTCACCAAATATCTTACAGCCACGATTACCATTATAGTGCACGACTACAGCAAGGGTATAGTCGGCGTACCATAATCCCTTCATATTAAATCTCTCGGAGTCACCACCAATATAGATCTTGGTCTCTGGAGACTGAGCTGCGATGAACTCTTTTACCTCTTCTATATTAATTTTCTTCATGGTATACTCCTTTATTATGGAGGACCCGAGAGGACTCAAACCCCTAACCTCCGCGTTCGTAGCGCGGCGCTCTATTCAGTTGAGCTACGGATCCTTAGTGAACTACACAGTGTTTTATTCTATCTGGACTAAACAATATCACAGCTTTAGGATTAGTTACTTTTATATCGTCTACTTTAACTGATCCTTGATCAATCATACGGCGAGCTTCTGACTTAGTCTTTGCTAAGCCGGTCAACACCATACTCTCTGCTACAGTGATTCCATCCCAGGCTAGTAGATCTTCAAAGGTCATAGTGTTCTCCTATATGGTGCTTGGAGACGGGATCGAACCGCCGACACCCTGCTCTTCAGGCAGGTGCTCTACCAGCTGAGCTACCCAAGCTTATCTTCTCATTAGTTCGTCTACAAACTCTAACAATAATTTGTGATTGTGTTTGGCAACATTCTCATCCCAGACTTTATTCATCCAGCTATATTCTGTGTACCAGTGTCTCTCAGCTTCTGGGTGAGAACCTATTAGACCGATGTTCCTTTGGAAACCTGCCATAATATCACCATTTGTATAAGTTGCTACAGTATTGAATTTACCATCCCCGATAATACTGCAGCCATCATACCAGAACATCTTCTCTTTTTGACCGTTCCACGTGACTTCTAAGTTCTTAGCGTGTGGTCTTCTGGTGTCTGTGCCGGGTCTTGCTAGATACTGCACACAGTCTTTGTTCTCTAATATGTTTAGATATTCTTTTCCTGCCCAATAAGCACCCATGCATATACCAAGATACTTACCACCTTGATTTAATACAAAGTCTCTTATAACAGGTATATGTGGTCTCATGATACGATTAAAGGTATCAGCATCGCCAATACCTCCAGGCACAGCTATCATATCTACGTCATCGAACCAATCGTCGTAGAGTATCTCGTGCTTGGTAAAGATCTTAAATTTGTAATATGGTTGCAGGATATTCATGATGCCATTCACACCATGAATGGAGCACCTTGGGTGATCTATGAATAGAGCTATTTTTCCTGCCAATCATATCCCCCTATTAAAGTGGCGAAGGTGCAAGGATTTGAACCTTGACTAACAGTTTTGGAGACCGTTGTGCTACCGTTACACTACACCGACAATTTTTTTTTTATATTTTTCGCTGCATACGTATCTTGTTGTGTATGACAGTTTGGACATAAAAATCTTAAATTACTAATTTTATTGTCATTATTTACACCATTGATATGATCAAGCTGTAATACTAATTTTTTGTTATTATAATTTCCATCATTATAACACTCTTGACATTCATATTTGATTAAATTTTGTTTAATCAAACGTTCTTTAAGACGATGTCTTGGATAACTAGAATTTTCAATAAATATTTCATCATTACTGAATATTTTTCTAGAATTCGCGCAAGAATATGAACAATAAACACCATTTTTATTATGACTGTTATTGCATTTCGGGCAAAGTTTCATAAGCAATCCTCTCTATAAACATTTTTTTATATTTATAAATTATAGGTTCTAAGAACCTGCGGATTACCATCTTCCCCGACCGACACTTTATTAAATTAAAAACTTAATTGCAGTTACTATACCAATAATAAAGACTGCTGCGACAATAACTGCTTCAATCTTATGAGCTGTTGTCATCGAGTACCACTTTTTCTTTTCAGCCTGAACGACACTAACAACATTCTTATTACTAAGAATTGAGTGACTCTCATTTAACTTGGCATTAAAAGACTCAAGTATATTTAACAGTTGCTTATGTTTTGCAACCTCTGTACTGACATAGTCAACGATATTAGAAACATTTCCAATGAGCTCTAGATGATGCTCAGGTGGAATTGGATCTGTGCTTAGTGGTTGTGCTTGTGCAGCTGGATTAATAGGTGACTTAGATAATGTATCTAAGACCGATTTAAGGGCTGCTTCAACATCTGTATTATCTGTCATGTTATATCTCCAATTATTTCATAATCTATTTATATGGCGACCTGTAGGGGTTTCGAACCCCTCTAACTCGTTAGACAGACGAGTATCTACACCAGCTGATTCACAGGCCGTATTGGCGCCGCCGAAACATTCGTCTAACCTCATGTCTTCACGGTAGCTAACTCCGTTACTAGATAGGTAGGACTTCAGAGGTCCGTGTCTCGAATGTTCCAGCTATTAGTTGGAGGCTTGACCGAGAATCAAACTCGGATAGAAGGTTTTGCAGACCTTTGCATCATCATTCTGCCATCAAGCCGTATAACGTATTAAATTT